AGGCGTATTTCTCGACGGTCGTCGCTGCCAAGAAGGTTCCGATCAAGGAGCTGGAGAAGTACGGCAGCAAACTCCTCGACATCACCGAGGAGGAGAAGGAACTGGGATACAAGCACGTGTTCCAGACCCGCATCACCAAGCAATCCACCGGCATGCGAATCCGTGCACCGATGGGCATGTTCGACAAGGCAGAGACGTACATCGACAACGACTGCCAGAAGTTGCTGGACCACCTGAACGAGTTCTACGATATCTGATCGGTCAGCACCCGTTTAAACACAACCAAACTTTTCAAAGACACCAAGACACTATGAGCACTCTGTTCGGAAATCTCAGCAGCGAAGGCCTCGAAGAATCCCAAGACCGTCTGGGCGGCGGCTTCCGCCCCCGTGACTCGGACATCTACGAGTTCACGGTCAAGGCCATGTACGCCGGTCAGTCGGATGGCGGCGCACGCTCGATCACCTTCATCGGTGAAGAGGGCGGGAAGGAATACCGCGAGGTGTTCTGGATCACCAACAAGAAGGGCCAGAACTTCTACATGGCCAAGGACAAGGACGGCAAAGAGACCGGCAAGAAAGCGCCGATGATGGGCTTCACCATCGTCGACGACATCTGCCAGATCACCACCGGCAAGCCGCTCTCGGAGCAGGACGCCGAAGACAAGGTCGTGCAGGTCTGGGAAGACGGCAAGCAGGTCAACAAGTCGGTGCCGATGCTGATCGACTGTATCGGCCAGAAGGTTGCACTGGGCGTTATCCGTCAGCGTGTCAACAAGAACGTCAAGAACGAGCAGAACGTCTACGTGCCGACCGCCGAAGAGCGCGAAGAGAACGTCACCGACAAGGTGTTCCACCCGGAGCTCAAGCTCACCATCGTCGAAGCCAAGGCCGGTGCCGACAACGCAACCTTCTGGGATGCGTGGCTGGAGCTGAACAAGGGCAAGACGCAGGACCGTCGCAAGATCAAGGACGGCCAGGGCGAGACCGGCCAGGCAGGTGCACCGAAGGCCAGCCGTGCGTCGAACGCTGCAGCACCGCAAGCCGGTGAAGCTGCAGCAGCGCCGAAGAAGTCGCTGTTCGGCAAGAAGTAACACGCCATGAAGATCCGCGTCTGCGGCATGGACCCCAGTTATCGCAACTGGGGTCTGGCTGAAGGGATGCTGGATCTGGATTCTGGCGTGCTCGATCTCAACCAGATCCTCATCGTCAAAGGTGAGGATCTGGAAGGCAAGCAGATACGCAAGAATTCCAGTGACGTGCATCTGAGCACAGAGCTGTGCCGGGGAGTCTTTCCCTTGGCTCGCAAGTGCCATGTGGTCTTCGTGGAAGTGCCGGTGGGTAGCCAAAGCGCCTACGGCATGAAGTCCTACGGGATCGTCTGCGGAATTCTGGGTGCGATGCGGCTCGAAGGCATCGAGATCATCCAGGTGGATGCGTTGGACGTGAAGGAAAGCCTCACGGGCAACAAGAACGCCACCAAGAAGCAGATGATCGATGCAGCAGTAAAGGAGTACCCGAATGTCGCTTGGCCCCGTCAGGAAAAGAACGGAGCCAAGCACAAGAAGGGTGACCTGAAGAACGAGTCAGAGCATTGCGCCGACGCCATAGCCGCCATTCATGCGGGAGTGCAGACTCCCATGTTCCAAAATCTCATGCGAATCTTCGCAAAGGTATGACCATGCAAATCATCATCATCCAGTCGGAAATCGAACAAGCGATCCGCAACCACATCCTCGCGCAGATCAACATCAAGGATGGCATGCGCATCGACATCGATCTGTCGGCTACCCGTGGCGCAGAAGGTTTCAAGGCCACCATCGACATCGTGCCGGATGCACAGCCGGCTGCCGTCAAGGCAGAAGCGCCGAAAGCCGAAGTCGTCGCCGTCACCAAGTCGGTGAACGTCGAGGTGAAGAAGGAAGATCCGGCACCGAAGGCCGAAGTGCTGAGCCAGGGAAAGGAAGAAGTCTTGACGGATGCCGGAGCAACCACGACCGATGGTGCAGCTGCCGAAGCTGGCACTGCGACGAATGCTTCGGCTGAGCCGTCGAGCACGGAGCCGCAAGCCGAAGAGCAACCGGCAGAACCGAAGCCCGCAGGCCGTAGCCTGTTCAACGGCCTCAAGCGCGTGAACAACGGCTGATGCAGAAGCTGCTGACAGTCGTCATCGTCGTGGTGGCGGCTGTGATCGGCCTCACAGCTGCCATCATCGCAGCAGCCCCCTACATCGCCATGGGGATAGTGGCCGTAGGGGTGATCTATCTGGCCGTGCTGCTGGGAGAGGACGAAGATCCTCCCTCTGGGCCACCTGCGGTAAGATAGAAAGCCTCAGCCCTGAGAGAGCTGAGGAAAGTAGTGGCAGTATCGATCCCCGGAGTTTGTGAGAGAGCTTCGGGGATCACCCGAACATTCCCGGTAGTGCTGGTGACCCATCTCTGCGCGCAAGATGGATCGGTTCGATTCCGATAGGATAAAAGAGGTTCGACTCCTCGACCGGGAGCCAGGACAACAACAAGATGAAGGGGAACCATGACGGTTCCCCTTTTTCTTTTTTAGTTGCTGAAGAGGTTCACCCACGGATTCAGTGTCGGAGCATGGAACAGCTGCCCGAACCCGAAGCTGTAGCTGATCTGCCCGTCTGCCAGCTTGGCGAACAGGTTGTCCGTGAGCGGCGTACCAATCGAGCCAAGGAAGGAAGGAGCAGGTACCAGCCCTGCCAGCAACGCATGGACCGGATTGTTACGGATCATCGAAAGCGCCACCTTGGCCGAACGGATCTTGAAGTTGTAGAACCACATCAGACCCATCGACTCCATGTAGCCCCGGAACCGACCCGGCAGACGATCGTAGTTGACGTACTCTTCCGTCACCCGAGCGAGAGCGTATTCCTGGCTCTGCTTCTTCCGCTTGGTCAAATCGTCATACAGAATCGCCTTGGCCAGGAAGTCCCCGTACTCGACCGCCGTCTGCATGCCCTGGAACAGAGCCGTGTCCTTGGTGATCAGCGCATAGCGGCCGGCCGTCTTGATCCCCGGAGGCAGCTTGTCCACCAGCTGCTCGATGTAGCCATGCAGCCGCCCGGACGTGAGCTCGATCTCCTCAGCCGTGGCCTTGCCATCCGACACAGCGGAGAACTCCCCTGCCTGGATCAGCGGCCAGATTGAGAGCCGCTTGTGGCTGTCTTCAATCGACTGGATCTCAGTACGGAGCTTGCGCACTGCCACCGCATCACGACGACCTTCCGCTGCACGCAGCTCCGCATCGGCTTCGATACGACGCAGCTCGTTGGCGACATAGGCCTTCACCTCCGCCGTTTTCTTGGGCATGCCGGTGATGATGTCCTTGATCGGCACACCCCGACCTGCGAGCTGGTAGGCATTCGACACCAGGTTCGCCACCGGCACCACCACCGACTTGACCACGATCATCGTCTTCATATCGGACACCAGGTTCTGGAACGTGCGCTCGGCATTGACCGCGTACCGATAGGCCTTGTTACCGAAGACGCTCATCGCAATGCGCTGGAAGTGTTTCTGCGTGTCTTCCGACCAGCGGGAGTTGCCTGTCCATGCATCACCGACCGAGGCTGAGCGGTAGCCCAGCACATCGTTCAGCATGTCCCGGCGAATCCAGAACTGTTTGCCAAACTTCTGCTCAATCTGCCGCTTCATCGCGGGTGTGATCAATGCCACAGCATCTTTCAGCACCGGATCCTTGGCCTGCTCACGCTGATCGAACACATTGATGTAGCGCTCGGCATTGGCCTTGGACTCGTTCAAGTCCGTGTCGTACATGTCAGCGAGCTTGTCGATCAGTTCGTTGTTGTAGACCGCAGAGAGTTCCTCTTCGACCTGACGACCACGCCACACACCCAGCATCTGGTGCAACTGCGTGTTGAACTGCAGCTTGCTGTTGACGATCTGCGGATTGAGTGCACGTTCGTAGGCCACCACTTCGCCTGCGTGATTGAAGACCGGCATCAGATGTTCGTTGCCCTTCTCCGCACCGATGGCGACCATCGACTCGATGCGCTTCACAGCATTGGCATCCGTGATCCTGCCCGCAGACTGCATCTGCGAGTAACCCGAAGCCACATCGACGCCACCCGCAGTCTGGCGAACGTTCTGCAAGTTACCCTGCTGGAACGCCTGACGACCATTGACCGGCATGAAGTAGTAACCCTTCTTGGTTTTCCCTGGCTCGACATTGCTGCCCTTGTAGTCACCGATACGAACATAGGAGCGATTCGTCAGATTCGCATACTCCGAATCATCCGCCACGATGAGCGATGCTCCCGCTTGCTGGACTTGCGGGATATAGCCCTTGAAGTGATTCAGGAGCGCACGTTCCGATGAGTCAGCACGGCTCATCTCGTCCTTGCGTTGACCTTGGAGGTAAGAGAGTGCGAACTTCATCCCCTTCTCCTGGCTCGTGACCAGTCCGGCCAGATCCGCAGTCTCCTTCGCGCTCAGTTCTTCCAGTGCGTAGAGCGAGGTCAGCATGTCGATGGGCTTGGTGAGGGCAGGATTGGACTTCTGCTTCTCCCATCCCGGCATACCCACCATGCGCGTGATCGCCGTGGCATTGCGCAACAGATGCGAAGCCGTCTCACCCGTCATCATGTAGCGAGCGAGCTCCTTCATCTTCTTCTGACGAATGTCGAAGTTGGGTTTGTCCAGTGCCTTGATCTGGTCTTCGAGCTCGGCAATCTTGGCCTTACGGGCCTTGCTGCTCCTGGCCAGTTCCAGCACCTGATCCTGCGTCATACCCTGAGACAGGGAAGCCAGATCAGCCCGCCCCATGCCCTTGTGCAGCAGATCCCACTCATGCTCTTCGAGCTTCCTGCTGAACTGGGCCTCGATCACACTCGGCACTTCCTCACGGAACTGCTGGCGGGTCTTCTGGATCATCGAGCGCACCGTCTTGATCATGTCATAGACCTGAGCATTAGACGCCACCCGACCGATCATGTCGTGGATGATGTCGGTGAAAGGCTTGAACGCCTTGATCTTGTTGGTCGCAGCGAGCAGCCCTTCTGCCACGTGACCTGCCTGATCTTCCGAGACGATCGCACCAAACAAACGTGCAGACGATGCTACGGCATTGGTCAGCTTGTTGTCGTAGGCCTGATCCCATTCCCCGGTCTTGCGAACCAGGAAGCGAGACAGTGCATCCATGCCCTGCACCATGTAGTCGTTGGCCGAATCGACCAAGCCACCCGAGTCACGCAGATACCGGTCCATCGCCGTCTCACGTTCCTGAGCGATGTCCATGAAGCGGTCCCCCATCGCATCCATGGCAGCGAGCACGTCACGGGACTTGCCCTCACCCGAGATCCGACGACCGAGCGAATCGAGCACATCGGTGGCGAGATTCTCCAGTGCACGATCCACACGGGATTCAGCCTTCGAGCGGCCCTGCTTCTCGACCAGCAGGTTGGCCAGTACCTGACGGAACTGGTCATTGGTCATGGCCAGTGCAACAAAGGTCGGGAGCAACGTCGAGCGGCCCTTGCTGTCCTCTTCAGCGAAGAGATCGCCCCGGATCGCATCGACCTTCGCCTGCGCATCGTGGCGGCGCTGGTTGGCATCCGGCTCGTTCGGATCCTCCATCATGTCAGCGGTGAGATGCTGGTTCACCTGGCTCCAGAGCTGCTGCATGCGAGCCAGCACAGTCGGATCGAACTGAGCCTCGGAGGTCAGGCCAGCGACGATCTGATGGAACGTGGTCTTCTCTTGCAGCGTCATCGGGAACACGGTGGCGAAGTTATCCGCCATCCGTGCGCCACGGTCCTGAGATTCATACCGGGCGTTAAAGTGCCGACGCAGCATTTCCTTCACGTCACCATCGGCCTGCACGATCCACTTGGTGATCGTCTCGTCGAAGCTGTTGCCGAGCTCCGTCAGATGATCATTGGTGCCGTACTGCGTGGACTGGTAGAGCGTCGTGTCCGACATGATCTGCGGAAGATCGATTTGCGCAGCCATCACCACCTGCGTGTTGAAGAGCAGGTTCGAGAACATGTCGTTCTCCGGTGCCATCGGCTTGTCCTTGCCGAAGACGATCTGACGAATGGCATTGACGACATCCTTCGCCATCTGCACGAGCCAGTGAGACTCAACCTTCTTTTGCAGGTTGGTGAGCTGCGTGTTGGCCAAACCCCATGCCATGTACTCGTTCAGTGCCGCAGCTTTCCGGGTCGCCGGATCGAGGTTCATATCCGAGAGTGCTGCATTGATCGCAGACTGCGCATGGTTGTACGCCACCTGCATCTCACGAGGCATGGCATCGAGCCCGCCCTCTTCCTGATCCAGGTCACCCAGGTTCAGGAACTGCTGCATGAGCACTTCCAGATTCTGAATCGCCTTGGTCACCTGCTGCGAGTTCGGCCCCAGGTCTTCGCCGTTGTAGAAGGCCTGCACCTTGCGGATCGTCGCAGCGTGGATCAGCTCGTGAGCGAGCGTCTCCGAGGACGGCGACACCAGCCAGATCTCCTGACGGCCCGTCATGGTGAAGCCATGCACGTTCTCATCGGTCAGACGAGAAGCGTCGATCATGTTCGCACCGAGTGAGGCGTTGTAGTCCAGCAGCTGCTCACGGGTGCCGTGAATCAGCGAGTAGCCCTCTGCGGCCAGCGTCTTCTGAATCGACTGCAGGACGATCGCCTGATCACGCGGTACCTTCTTGAGCACATTCTCGATGACCCGGTGCACCGACTGCATCGTGAGACTGCGAGCACCACCCTCCACTGCCTCACCCCACTTAGCGAGCTCGGTCGGAATCGACTCCGTCTTGTTCGACGGATCCTTCTTTTCCTTGGCTCGGATCTTGGCGTATTCCTCCTGCGTGATCTCGCTCAAGCGTTGGGCGACTTGCTCCGGCGAACCGACCACCATTTCCTTGTCGGTGATCTGGTACGGCGAGGCGGCCGATGCCAGATGGTCAACCGAGACGTTAACCCGGTTCATCGCACGGTGACGGGCATCAACCTGCTTTTCCGACAACTGGAGGTCACCCTGCAGTTTCTGCAACTCCTCCATCACCACTTCAGGCGGGAAGTCACCGATCTTCTCGTCCGTGGCGTTAAAGGGACCGAAGAGCGCTGCCACCAGATCCCGATGCAGGTCCGAGCCCTTCGTGACTTCAGTAGCCGGGATGTTGTCCATGAAGCTGTCAAACGACTGCGACACGGCCTTGAGCGGGTTGCCCATCCAGGTGTTCCACACTGCCCGGTTCGCCTGCTCGGAGCCTGCGTAGATCTGATCCAGTGCGAGGTGAATGCCGTCGAAGATCAGCAGACGACGAGGATCGGTATCCGGATCGTTCGAGAACGTCTGGATCATCTTGCCGTCGCCCATACCGATGTTCAGCGATGCCGTACCCGCCACCCCAATGTTGCCCGGACCATTGACCGTGGCCGGCACTGCGTGTGAGCCAGAGAGGGAAGATGCAAACGAGGCTCCAGCCAAGCCCACCTTGTTCTGTCCCGACAGGAAGAACGTCTGGCCCGGTGCCTTGATGAGCGGCGAGTAGCCCGCCATGCTGCGCTTGATCGCATCGAGCTGCTTTTGCGAGAGGAAGTCCCCCGTGCGATAGGTCGGATCTTTTGAGTCGATCCGTTCCTGAACCGCACGCTTGACCTTCGCTTCGAACATGTGTTGCTGAACGATCGACTGCACCTGCGTGGCCGTCTTCACCATGTCCATCGCCACGAACGTGTCGTTACCCACCACCTGCTTGATGGCTGAGCGCAGATCGCTCACGAAGAGCGTCTTCAGGTTACTCGACATCGCCTGCAGATCACCTGAGCCGAGCGTGTAATCCTTCAGCGCCTGGTCAGCCAGTGTGTTCTTAGTTTTGGTCAACGCATATTTGCGTTCCTTCTTGTTCCACTCCGGTACGAACTCACGCAGAGCACGCAGCGACTCGTTGAAGTCCGCATTCTTCTTGGCCTGGTCGGGACCGAAGATCTGATCCGCACCCCACTCGTTTTGCATCGCCACCGACATCTGCTGGTACATCGCATCGGTCAGCATCGAGACGAGCTTGTTGGCAATGCCACCAGCACCCGAGGCGTACATCGTCACGGTCAGCGGGTTCTTCGTGAGATCACGCTGCATCGTCACGTTCTCGCCGTCGAACTCGATGACCTTGTTGCCGAGCAGGACATTCATCAGACGTAGCACGTGCGTGAGCTGCCCCTTCATGTCGGCAGGCATGTCCTTGTCCGAGAGCTTGTCAGCAAAGCGGGTGTTCACCACGTTGGCCGTGGCCTTGTACAGATCGGTCGGATCGATCGTGCGTTGAATGGTCGAGTTCTGGAACGGCAGGCCACCGTAGTACAAGCCTCCCCGGCTCATGTTCTCCAGGTTTTGCACATCGGTGTGGCCACGGGCAAACATCGCCATGGCCATGATCGGACCATTAGTCATACCATCCGCTTCGAGGTAGAGCTTGGTCTTGAACTGGCTCAGATCCTCACCGGCTTCCTGTGCGTTGAGGAGCCGTGCATATTCCTTCAGTGCATAGAGCTGCGCGAACGATGCACCGGAGCCAAGGGAAGCGGAGAGCTTCTCGATGTCGGCCGTTTCCATGCCGAGCTTGCCGCCCTTCAGGTAGGCACGCAGCACATCCACTGCCGGCGCATATTTGCCATTGAGCGCATCGAGCATCTGGTTGCGAGCTGCGGTGTACGGCATGTTGTGCACCTTGATGCCGATACCTTGTGCCACACCCAGATCGAATGCACGGATGTGCTCACCCCGCAGCATGTTCAGGGTCGAGAGCGTCGGCAGGATCACATGCCGCATCAGCTTCGAGGCCTGCGGATTGAAGGCACCCAGCATTTGCAGGCGGCCGACCTTCGACACGCCGTAGCCATAGCGGTGTTCGATCTCTTCCATCGGCTTGCCAGTGGCGGCCGACTGAGCACGGGTAACAGCCACCAGATCACGCATGGCGTCGAACGCCGAGGTGATCGACAGGGCTTGACCCTTCTTTGAGATGGCGTCGTTCTTGTTGAGCTTCTCCGAATCCGATTCACCGGGTCCAAAGATCTTGAGCAGATTGCCACCTGCGTTGAGTGCCTCCATCAGGTTGACCGTTTCCATGTCGAGCGTATGCGGCACCGACGATTCGCGGCCCACCATCTCCTGCTGCTCATCGGTGAGCTTCACACCCGGATTGCGCATCTGCTCATCCGAGTTCACCGGCACTGCACCGTCCATGTAGTAGATCTGCTTGGGCTTGGTCATCACCACACGCTCGATGGCGTCCGGCATGGCTGCCACACCCTTGAAGACAGTGGCCGGTTGGATGCGGAAGATCTCCACTTCCCGGAAACCCTTGGGCAGCTTCTGGCCTTCTTTCCGCACAAACGGCACCGGTTGACCGGTACTGGTGTCGACAACCATCGTCTCCGGATTCGTCAACGACTGGCCCTTGTTCTCTCCGGTCTTGAGCTCGATGGTGTCCAGTGCCTTGATGACTTCAGCCGCCATGGCTTGCGGGATACCCTGCGAGTACGCCACGTCTGCATCAGCGTCTTTCGTCAGACCCCAGTATTCCTGGATCTTCTGAGCCAGATCCGAGTAGGCGTCGATACGCAGCGTGCCCGATTGCAGGAACGTGGCAAGCGGACCGTTCTCGTCCACTGTGTCGAGCGGCACACCGAAGATCCGGGCAACGTCCTCGTTGTTGTAGTGGCTGGCCTTCTGACGAGCTTCGAGTAGCCACTGAAGTCCGGCCAATGCTGCACCTTCAGCGAGCTGCTGGTTCAGACGCAGTACACCGTCCTCACCCTCTTCCACCAGGTTCATCAGCTTGCCGTTTTTGTAACGGTTGATGTCCTTGGTGCCTTCGTCGAAGTCCTTCTGGTTGTTGCCTTTGTCGAGAAACACCGGGATCTGCGCATTCATGGCCGCAATGATCTTCGGCACATAGCGCAGGAACGCCTGATAGTCGGCAGCGACCTTGGGTGTGAAGAGATTGGTGCCATCAATACCGGCAGCATGGGTAAAGGCTGAGCCCGAGTGAAGGGCTTGCTGCACCTGTTCCAGTGGATTCTCTTCGCCCGAGAACTTGGTGATCGGCTTCGACGGGAACTTGAACGCATTGACGAACATGTTCCCGGTCGGGAAGTGAATCAGCGTGGGGTAAGTCGAAGCCAATCCACCTTGCTGATCCGCTTCACCCACGATGCGGTACTTGCGCTTGGCCGCATATTTCTGCACCACTTCCTTGGAAGCCTGGCCGGGATTCAGCCTGCGGTTGATCTCCGACAGACGTGCTTCTTCCTGCGGCGTGAGTGGACCATCGATCTTGCGATTGATCAGGTCATCACGCTCATCTTCGAGGGAAGGCGTGTCCTCCACCGGAGCCGCAGCGGGAAGATCCTTGTTTACCGATTCAACTGGCTTGGCCGTCTCTTTTACTGCATCCTTCGCAGCAGGCTTCTCGGAGGTAACCGGTTGTTTCGGGGCTTCATCCTGAACGGTCGATTCGCTAGACTGGGAAGCAGGCGCTTCTTTCTTTCCACGAACCCCGTCCGCGAACTCCTTGGCCACCTTCGACGGGTGGGCATCAGCGAGCGACGGATCCAGAGACACCTCAGCCAAATGCTTAACACCCAATTCCGGAAAAGCCGTAGCGAGTGCGTTGTGAATCCCGGTGAGTGCGTGAGACTCCGCCGCCACCTGCTGAACGAAGCCGATCGAGCTCGCCGCACGTTTGCCCCTGACCGAGACACCGAACGGATTCTGGGACTTGGTGAAGCCGGACTTGTCCTGACGAGCAGCATCGTAGTGAAGCGCGTTACCCGGATTCGCATTCCCGCCATGAGCCGCGATCTGGGCGTTCACCGCACGAATCTTGTTCTGCTGGCTCTGAACAAATTTCTGGAATCCGAGCAGGGCCGTCTTGGCACCCTCAGTGTCACCTCGACCATACGCCGCACGAATGGCATTGGTATGCTCAAGCGCCGACTCTTCGCCTTCTGCCGATCCCTGATTGACCGTAACCTTCTCGCTCACTAGATCCGCACTGGACTTCAGGCCGGTCTTCTTGAGCTGTTCGATATAGGCTTTCTGTCCATCCAGAATCGCATTGGCGGTACGCAGGGCTGCGCTCTGACGATTGTCGAGCGTGATCTTGCCCGCTGCCGCCATGTTCAGGATCAGCTCATTGTTCGCCCGGTTGGAGTTCTGCGGACTGATCTGAGCTGCAGCAATGTTGGCCTGGACAGCCTGCTGACCTTCTGGTGAATCGAAGTGTTGTTCGGTCAGGGTGTCCTTGGCGACACGTTGAGCAACCTTCTCTGCACGCTCCGTGTTCGCTGCGGTCTTTCCTGCCGGTGACTGTTGGAACGCAGTCAGCAGTTCACCCACCTGACTGGAGAACTGTTTGGCCGCATGGTCATCGGGCAGCGACTTGAAGTCTTCACCGGCAAAATTGAGCCCGTTCTCCCCGAACACATTGTTGATCGAGTCGTTGAGCGTGGCCAATGCCAGTGCTTGTTCCTGTGCCGAGTTCTTCGGGTTCTTGGCTTCGTTCGCCAGGTTCTGGAAGAAGTGAATACGGGAGGTCTGTCCGGCCGCTGCACGCTGAATCACATCCGGCATGCCCTGCGTCTCGGCGGAATCGAAGTGCACCACACCCTTGGCCGCTTCGACGTAGGAGTGAGCCTCTTCCTTCTGGCTCGGGGTCAGGTCGGAATTGTTGATCGCATCGGTGGCAGCCTGCGCTGCTGCCGGTGCGTTCTGAACAGCCTCCTGCGCAGCCGTGGAGACGGCCTGGTCCGAGACAGGAGACTTCGCCTCGTTCTCGGCCATGATCCGGTCACCCCGCTTGCCAGCAAGCTCCACCGCCTTGTTGCCGACGCCTAGTGCTGCACGGGTACCGGAGCTCAAGATCGAGCCAGGACCAGACACCGCGCCGGCTGAGGCCATGCCATACAGACCGCCGAGACCGGCTTGCTCACCGACACCTTCGAGCAGATCTTTGTTCTCGTTGCTGGTTTGTTTGGTGGCGACGTTCTGTGCCGCCTGACCGGTACCCGACTGGATCGTCTCTTCGAGACCTTCCTTCAGGATGTTCTGGCCGAGCTGACGCAGCGTCGGGATCTTGAGCGGTGCCGATTCGAACTTGGCAACCAGACCACCGGTAGCCGTAGCCAGCGGTGCCTGAATGGCAGCCGCCCACAGACCCGAGCGATTGGCGACCGTCTGGCGTGCTTCCTCGAAGGACATGCCTTCGCCACCGTCTTCCTTCTTGGCAGCGAGTCGGTTGAAAAGCGGCGAGGTCTTGGCCAGATCCTCGAAGCTCGTGTTCATCACGTCCGAGGCATTCTGTTGATACGCTCCACCCGCTTCCGTGGCACCAATACCCGCCATCGTCGCACCTTCGTGTTGAGCGAAGTCCAACACCTTGGAGCCAAGGGGAGAAGCAGCTGCCCGGCCCAGTAGCGCCGAAGCACCGGTAGCGCCTGCATCAGCGGCCATTGCACCTTCGACCAGTGCACGACGCACGAGCTTGCCACCGGCCACATCGGCTACACCGACAATGCCTCGACCGATCGGACCAGCGGTGAGAAGCGAACCGACACCTTGTGCCAGACCATCGGAGGCGACTGTCGGATCCGAGACAGCGTTACCCACGGCGGTAACACCGTCTTTGGCGATGCGTCGCAGACCTGCGACAAACGCCCCATCCGTTTCCTTGGTTCGCGCCTCTTCATCTGCGTTGTCCCGGAATCCGAGCTCGTTCCGTGCAGCATTGAGTTGGCGATGAGCATTCATCCCATCCGACTGAAGGTTCTGCTGAACCACATCGTTGAGTGCCTTGATGCCTTGTGCAGCGGCAACCCCTGCGCGTTTGTTAACGATGCCCGCACCCAGCGCTGCCACACCACCAACCGAATTGGCAATACCCAAGCCGACACCGGTAGCGAAGTCGCCGGCCGCCTGCGGAAGCGAGCGAGTCGTATTGATGTCGGTCTGCGTGGCCCCCTGTGCCTGCAACTGACCATTGAGCATGTCCTGGGCACGGTCGAAACCGTACTTCTTCGCCAGATCATAGGGCGACATGTTGTTCAGATCGGCCAGCTCCTGGGTCGGCAGCGTCTGATTGCCCACACCTGAGTTACGGGCCAGCGTCGAGCTGTACAGCTGATCCAAGGAAGGCACACCGTTCTGTTGAACGACATCTGCCTTCTTTGCATCAGCCGTTTGAGCAAGTGCTGCTTTCTTCGTGTCGGCTGTTGCGGCTACTACGTTCTGTTTGGTTGGGGCGGGTGAGTCTGGAAGGAAGGGGTTATCGACTACCCCAGTGACCGGCCCTGAACCAGGTACCGTCCCAGTACCGGCTGTACCCAGGTACTGGTCGAACATCTCTTGCGCAGACGGCATAGAGTTGATCCTTTAGATATAAGTTTGAGGTATAACTGTATCAGGTTATTGCTGCCCCAGAAATGAAAAAGCCCCGCCATGAAAGCGGGGCTCGTCTATTGTCGAGAGCAGAGTGGAGTTTACTCGCTCACTGAAGGCTCGTGATCAGAGATTGCATTTACGCAACTCGGACATCTTGTAGCCGTTCACTTGCGGCTCACCATCTTTTACCGGTATCGCAACCAGCACGCCGGTATCATTCACTTTCCGCCAGGTTCCGAAAAAGATCCCGTATGTGTCCGAGCTGATCAGGAGCTGCTCATCGGGGAGAAAGTACATCATGCCAGTGGGCTGACTGCCCCGGCAGATGACTTCTCGTGCACCGGCCACCGGCGAACATAGTACAAGCAGCAAAGCGATTGCGAATTTCATGGTAACTCTGGCCCTAATTAGAATTGTCGGATGATCTTGCAACCGCATTGTAAAGCCCCGCCCACTTCGGACAGGGCTCGGAACATCACATACCCGAAGTGAGCAGCAACGGATTCTTGGTCGGATCCGATGCCGCATCCAGCGCATCACGCATGCGAACTTGACGAGCAGCCTCAGCCGCAGCATCTGCATTGCGCTTCTGTGCAGCTGCTGACACATTGGTCTGCTGTGCATTCGCCCCATTCAGACGTTCCTGGGACTTGTCTCGACGGGCCTTGGCTCGGGTGTATTCGCTAGCCAGACGCTGCTTTACATCATCCGGGATCTCCCGGCCAGCATTGTCCGCCGACTGCTGAGTCTTGGTGATCTTGTCGGTAACCGCGTCCAATGCCTGCTGAGCCGAAGTCAGGCTGTCCTGTACCTGCTTGTTCTCGGACATGACCGCCGATGCCTTGGTGATCTCACCGGCATTGAACGCACCCACCAGATTGGCTGCCGCTGCCGGATCATAGTAGGAGCCGCTCTTGAGCGTGTTGGGCTTGAGGCCAGAAAGAATGCCGCTGCCGATGCCGCCACCCTTAATCACACCATTACCGCTTGCGAGCATCACACCCGCAGTCGCAGCTGAGAGCTGGGCCACGGCCTTGTTTTCAGCGTTGAGCTGTACCGAGCGTTGCTGGATGTCGTTGACCCAGTTCAAAACCTTATCTGAGTCTTCGCCTTCGAATGCACCACCCTTGGCCGTGAGCCTGTTGGCCACTTGCTTGGCCGACGAACCATCGCTCTGCGCTGCCAGATAGTCTGCAGCCTTGATACCGGTGTTGGCGATGTTCTGGCCGTCACGCTGCTGCGAACCGGCAATCAGCGAGTTGTTGAGCGACTTCGACTGGTTCGAAGCCTCACGCAATGCGTCAATCGTAGGGAAGTCCGCTGCTGTTGCCTTGGCAATGGCATTGCCTGCCGGAGTCGCACCCTGCTCGGCCGGAGCCACCGAACCCGGACGAAACGAGGCAGTCTGAATTGCCGCCGGGGACGTGCTCGACTCACCCTTGGCAATCACTTCCCTTGCCTGGTTCCAGTCTGCACCCTTCAGCGCCTGAGCCTCAGCCGGAGACAGTGAAGTCCACCGGCCCACCATGGCCGAAGGGTTGTTCTTGACCGTATCCCAGATTGCACTACCCACCTTGTCATGGGTGGCGAAGTCATTGATGTCAGCCTTGCGCCAGTCCGAACCCAGCGCCTTGGGTGCGAAGTCTTTCCAGGTCGGGGCCGTGATCTGAAACGGACCCACATTGGAGTGACCCACACCGTCTTGCGTCTTGTGGGCATCGGCCAGTGTCTTGCCGTTATCGACCACATCGCCTACGGTGTTGATGGTCGGATCTGCTTGACCGCCACCCAGCGTGAGGCGCATCGGGTTTGTACCTGAGCCAGGGGAAACACTGCCGCCGCTGCCGAGCACTCCACCCGAGCCTGCCGGACCGGGTGTGATGTCCCACTTCTTGCCGAGCTTCTGGCCCACTAGTGCCTGCACTTCTGCCGGGATACCGAGCTTGTCGAGCTGGTCACGTGCACCCTGCTCGTCCGTGTTCAGACTCTGGATGTAGCCCGCCAGACGGGAGGCCTGCAGATCGTTGGTCTGCTCTCGGACACCCTTCTCGAAGTTGAAGGTGCCTTGGGAATTGGAGACGGTCTTGCCGAAGCCTTCCAGGCTACCCCGGCTCAACTCGCCATACTTGGTCGGATCGACCGCTTGCAACAGAGGGCGGATGGACGGATCGTTCTCCAGTGCACGAGCACCGGCTTCGTCCCCCTGGTTCCGGCGAATCTGGATCTCGTTGATAACCGGTTGAGCCGCATTGAGTGCCGACTGGTTGCGCTGTTCGACACCCAGATCGAACTGGGTCTTGCCGGTACGTGCCTGGTCGTACTGTCCCTTCAGAATAGCCGCCGCAGCCTGCTGTGTATGAAGGTCATTGGTGACACGGTCACCCACACCCTTCTGGAGAGCGCCCAGCGTAGCCGCGCTCACACGAGTCGGATCGACACCTTGTAGGGAACCAAGGAGAGAACCGTCACCCAGTGCGGTACGCAGGCCATCTGCCGTCTGGAGACGGGAAGCCGCTTGCAGTGCGGCGTTGTCTGCCAGATCGGTCTGGGCCTGACCAAACTTTCCGAGGGCATCGGACAATCCATCGGTGCCCCTGGAAAGTAGACCAGCAGCCGTAGCCAGACCGGCAATCTCGCCGTTCCCGCCACGAGGCGCATCGACATTGCGCCAAGTCAAAACAGCCATAGGACCCCCTTATGCGCTGAGCCGGTTCTTGTTGATGTAGTCCTGCACCTGTTGTGCCGACTGCCCTTCAACTGCACCACGGGCCGTAGCACGGTCAGTGAGTGCCGTGTTGTACGAAGTGGTGGAGTTGACCAGATTCTTCTGGGCGAACTGCTTCTGGAAGTCGAACTGATCCTGAGCCAAGCCCAACGCCTTCAGGCCGCTGTACAGGTTTGCCAGCGTCGAGACCCCGCCCAACCCGAGTTGCAGAGTCGGGATGTTCATGCCGAGCCCGCCTGCTGCCGGAGCATTGCCCGCAGGAAGATTGAACCCGCCAGAATTCGCCCCCAGCGTCGGAGAGCTCATGCCAAAGGAGCTGAGGGAGTTGAATTCACCGGGAGCGTTCACACCCAGTCCCGTGGGAACAGTGAAGTTGTAGGGCGTCACATTAGCACCGGCCCCAAACTGAAAGTCATTCACACCAAGAGCCATTTTCGGATCCTGTCAGATAGAGAGTGTTTGGTTGATGTCCAGAGTTAATGCGGCGAAGTTCGCAATCAAGGTGGAGTTCAACTCCGCAATGTCGCTGCCTGTCATTAGTGTTCTGTTCAGAAAGACAGAAGGAGGTTCTGGCGTAAAGGCCCGCAAGGAGCCAACAGTGGAGTCCGTGAGAGTCAGCGGATCGATGGACCCCATATCATTGCCCAGAACATCAGCGTACTGGTCAGCTACGCCTTTCATCTGCGTATTGTACTGATCAAGCATGTCCTGTGTCTGCTTCAGAACATCCTTAATCTCGGCCTGCTCGTATTCCACGATGCCGTTGCCGACCGCATTGGTGATGGCCAGGATGTTCTGTGGCGAGGTGAGCGAGCTCAGACCCTCGGTCCAGCCACCGCCATTAGCGACGCCTGCACCATAGACGATCATCACCACGGCAGCCACAGCCTGCACGATGGCCCCAACCTTATCCCCGAAAAGGGACTTGGCTGCCATGCCAATGACCTGGAGCAGGATCATCGATGCAATCATGGTGATGGCCATGCCCGCAATGATCGCAGCGGTGCCAGTGAGCCCGATCGCCGCACCGATCGCCCCATAGGCTTGCAGCGCTGGTCCGGTACCTGCACCCCAGGTCAGATAGGTGATGACGATGATGATAATGATCATGATCACCGTGAAGATCCCAGTCTGATACCACTTCTGCTTCACCACCTGATAGCAGTTGAAGACAAGGTAGCAGCAGGCCGTGCTCATCTGGGTGGCGTCCACAATGGACATTGACCGGTAGATCTCCTCGTGCAACGGGATGATGAAGCCCGACTCCTCGGTGTCCCGGATCGCATCCGTGATCCCAATGTCGACCGACTTGCCGTTGTAAACGAAGTTCTGGTGTACCAGCCCATACAGGGTGAAGGCCTTCCAGTTGTTGTCATCCACCTGCCAGTAGAGCGTGACGCTGGATACCTGGTAGCTCGTCACGAACGGAGGCACGCTCGGATCCTGACTGGTTCGGATCGTCTTCTGGAAGACATCGGCACCATTGATCTTCCACCAGATATCCCCTGCCTTGTGCGCAGGATCAGCCAGGCCTGCCCCGAAGGTATCCACGATGCCGTTCCACGAGATCTTCATATCGAAGTTGATGTTGCTCGTCTTCGACGTTTTGATCTCGATCGATTGGGTAGGCAGACTCGGAAAAGGCGCAATCGCCGGAGCTGGCTGGCTCGAACCCAGGCCGCCGTGGGCCAACACCCAGTCGTTGTAGGCCAGCTGGCTGGCCTGAGCGATCGCCCACTGTGCCTTGAACTGGGTGTATTCGTGGTGAGGGAAGGAAGCCGAATCCAGGATCGATTCGAAGAATGCCCAGAGGTATTTCTTCGACGCCAGCTCGGCCACATTCACCGACACGCCAAACACAATATAGGCGTAGTCGATATCACCAATCGAGGCATTGTCGTTGATCTTGTCCACCACATCATCGAAGTGGCCACCGGTGGCTTTCTTCAGAGCCCGCTTGGCGAGCGCATACACGTTCGGCTGATACGTGGGCGAGACCATCCGATTGTCGATGCGCACCGGAATGTACGGGAAGAACGTGCCCATGTTGGCCGGTGCGTTGAACATCGCATCGAGCACAGCGTTGCCGGAGCCAAGGGGATAAATGAAGATGTTCAGTCCCGACTGCACCGAGTTCGTGAGCTCCTGTGTATCGATCCGGTACCAGCGAGTGGTGACCGGCACACCACCCTGCGCAACGATCGTCTGCACCATCGTAATGATCTGACGAGTCGAGTGCGTACGAGACGGGTTGGCCGGATCAATCCCCAGGTACGTCGTCTTCTGGAACACGGTGTTCGTGTTCATCCCCTGCGTGGTGACATTGGCCAGGACAAGCGTCACCGGAGTGAGCGTGTTCGAGACCAGTGTCCAGCCAGTTGTATCCGGGAAAGCCGTATTAGCATCCAGGTTCACCTGACTGCCCGGTACCACGGGACCATCCGTCCCACCTGAAATTAAGGTATAGGCTGCGAAAAGGAACTTCGCCTCCGGGTTGAAGCCAGCCGGAGAGAAGCTTTCCTTGGTTCCATCGGCGTAGGTGACGACTGCCTGACCATTCAGATAGTCGCAGTGCCAGTTCGTCTCGATGAGTGTCGGATGATGAGCGAGGATGTATTGCTCGGCCCACCAGGTGATATCCGCGTAGCCCAGATCACTTTCCTGGATCAGCACAGTCTGTCCGGCCGGTGCCGGAATCTGTGCCGCCAGCTGCTCATTGTTGAGCGAGTTACCGGTGATGATCTGGCCGGAGGTAAAGCCCACCGTATCACTGTAGCCGGAGCTGCTGCCCGGACTCGCCCACCGGGCAAACGAGCGCAGTTGCAAACCGGGACCGTTCTTGTAGGCGCTGGAGATCACATCACCCAGCGACTGGTTACCCGAACCAATCCTGCTGGAGGCCACCGTCGATTTCAGGTAGTTCGCACGCTTGTTGACATCCCCGGCCATGTTGTACACGACCGAGGAGACAAAGGTTTCTGAGCCGCCGCCAAAGAAGCCCATATCAGCCCAACTGGTTGTTGGTCTTCAGCGCAGTCAGGACCGTATCGAGCGAGGCATTGGTGAACCCGTTCGGAGGCACCAGACCTTCATCGATCGTCTTCATCGTGATCCATGCATCCGAGAAGATCTTCGATGCCTTCACTTCAGCGTCCCGCTGGTAGCTGATGATCTGCTGGGCGTAGAGCTTCTTCTGGGAACCAACCGAACCAGTCACCACCGTGCCATCGGTACGGGTGTCCATCGTCTGGGCACGTTGTCCTTCGGTCTGTTCCGAGACGAGCCCCTGTTGCTTCTGCACGAGCGTGAGCTGAGCAGGCAGCATATTGTCGTTCTGGAACTTGAGCTGACCATACTGGGCATCTTCCGTACCGATCTTGGCCTTGGTGAGAGCCAGGGTGACCTTGGCCGTCTCCGCTTCGATGCGTGCCCGCACTGCCTGGTACTTGATCGTCTCCAGCTGCACACGAGCAGTGACCGCGGCGATCTGCGCATTGACCGACTGCCAGTACGCAGCATCCCGGCCAAGCAGGTATTGCACCGCATTCTGGAGCACTGCACCGGTCAGTGCTGAATATGCCTTGGTGTACTCTGCTCCGGTGATACGGCCCTTCTCGTACTCGCTCTGGAGCTGCGCTTTCAGGCCCTGCATCATCACATCGAACGTGCCCGTGCCATCGGTCTTGCCGTTGGTGAAGTCTGCGTTCGTGAGCTTGGCGACTTCCTGATACGCCGGGGAGTCCGTATCGGAAGCCACTTTGTAGATGTCGGCCGTCAGGTCCAGCGGCTCGACTGCAATGGGTGTCCCAGCCATCAGGAGGCTGTAGACCAGATTTGCATCGGTATCAATACCGTACGGTGCAGGCATGTTCTTTTCCTTGGCTCAAAACAAAAGACCCGCCCAGTAGATGAGCGGGCCTCTTTTCATGAAAGACGGCGGCTTTACTCGCCCGGTGCTTCGATGGAACCGGCTGCGATCTGGGCGGTGGCCAGCTGGTCGATATCCTTCTGCGAGAGTTGCGGCAGCACCTCGATGGCGAATTCCTTGGACATCGATGTCTCGACTCGGGTCGTTCCCGTGCGCTTGTCCTTGACCGTGCGGATGTTCAGAAAGCGCCGAGCTTCGAGTGTCTTGTAGAGGATGTTCGGGATGTGATAGCCGCCATCCGTCGCCTCGCCGTAGGGAATGAACTTCTTGACGTTGCCCAGGTACTCGTTGGCCACCGTCAGCAATTCACCCGGCAGATTCGCCTTCTTCGGGTCCAGACACTGGATCCGTACACGAATGAGCTTCATCTCCTCGTCGTGCAGGTGTTGGCGCAGAGTCTTTTTCTTGACCGGCGTATTCTGGCCGATCAGCGGATTGGCCGGATGCACGTCCGTGCTCGGTGCAGCTTCTTCGGTCGTCTCGCCCATCTTCTCGGCAATCTTCGCCTTGAGGGTTTCGACGGAACTGTTGTTGGACACTGCAATGCCCATCAGCTTGGCACGATCGAGCAGCAGTTGTTTCTCGGTGGGCTGGTTCTCAGCCGGATCTTTGAGGAGTTCGCTCATGATGTCTTCCTTGGTTCTTTGAATCAGGAGCCAAGGGAAAGGAGACTGCGGGGACAATCTCCTTTCCTCTGGTTCAGCCGGACTGCTTAGACCGGTGCGACGGTCTTGATCAGACCAATCCGTTCCGGGCGCTTGATCAAGATGCCGTAGTACCACTTGATCGAGCTGAAGCCTTGCTCACCATACGGGTCCGTCTTGTCGGCGGTGGCCTGGCCCGGCATCTTCGTGAGCACGCTGAACTTGACCGTCTTGCCGTCCGTCTGGAAGCCGATCGTCGTGAACGAATCGTCACCGATGCAGAGCATCGGGAAGATGTCGTAGTGCTCAGAGCCACCCACCGTCGAGGAACGGTAGCCGGGGTTGTCCGTCACCACCGCACCAGCGCCCGCCCAGTGCAGCATTTCCGGCACCTGGATGAAGCGGAACTTGCCGATGGTGCCGACTTCGCCGTTCATGATCGTGCCAGCATCGCCGTAGTGCTGCACTTCGATGAAGGCCTTGTTGCCGAACAAATCGGTGATGGCCATGAGCGCCGGGACCAGCTCCGAGCCCACGAACATGATGCGCGTCGCACCGATCACCTTCGTATCCACCAGACGGGAACCCGTGATGATGGTCGTCGAAGTCGGCGTGCGGTTGTCGGTCAGGATCTGATCCAGGCGGATCAGGTTCTTGTACGACACCACCGAGGCCGGGATTTCCGGCACCGGACCCGCAGCCGGCGTCACTTCACCGGTCACCGTCGCATCCGAGGTGGCCGCACCTGCGAACAGGACGACACCGGGAGCAGCGAGCAGATCCTTCTGCAGCACGGCTTCCGTGATCTGCACGGCACCATTCATGAGCTCGGTCGACAGATGCGACATGAGCTCGGCGTCCGAGTCGAAGTCGAGCGACTCTTGCGTGAACTCGGTGAAGAAACCGAACTTGTGAATCGATCCTTCACGCTCCAGACGGGTGAAGCCGACCCGGTTCACGCGGCCACCGTTTTCGCTGAGCGTCGGCAGCTTCGAGGTGATCGTGCCGATGTCCTTCGACGAACCGTACAGGTTGCCATTGGCAATCGTAGCGCCGGTAGCGTCGATGCCTTGATCGTTGATGTTGCGTGCGTCGAGCAGCGGCACATACTCGTACACCTTGATCTTCTTGCCGTAGTTCTTCGGCATGTTGGTGACCGAGGCGAGCGGCATGAAATACTGCTCTTTGCGGGCGGTGATGATTGCCTTCTTCAGCCAGAAGAAGGTGTTCATCTGGTCCGACGAAGCCGAGTCGATGCTCGACTTCTGACCTTCAGCAGGGGCGTTGTAATTCAACATGAGTCAGGTTTCCCTTTTCAAACACGGTTATGGAACGTTTTCAGAAACTCTTCATCGCTCATGGCGAGCGGATTGACGAGCTTCTTGACCTCTCCGGGAGTGCTCCGCGTTGCCGCAGCGGCACTTGCCTGATCGTTGTTCGTGACCGAAGCCTTCGGGGTGACGACTCGTGTTGCGACTGGCTCTTTCACAGCGGGCTTTTCAACTTCGCTTGAGCCAGAGGAGGCGGGGGATTCCGTGACGTTGGGTTTAGCCAGATCGTTGAAAGCGCCCGCCTTCTGCAACGCATCGCCCACGACCTGGTAGGCCTGGATGAACGGCAGATCAGCTGGAATGGCCCCCAATGTCCGCTGGCGATTCACTTCAGCTTCGATACGGGCGTAAATGCCCATCTCGCGCTGCTCGTGCATCACCTGCATGATTGCAGGGTTCTCCCACAGCACTTCCTTACTGGACTTGTCCCATGTCGAGTTGATTGTCTGAAGTGTCGCTTTACCCTCCTGGTGCGAGTTCAACTCGTCCAGAGTGGTGCGGAAATTCGCTTCAGCATCACTGACCTGGTGATTCCCACCAAGGTAGTTTGAATCTTCGCTGGTATCGATGGACAAGGGATCGACGCCCTTGTCCTTCAGCAGCTTCTGGATTGCCTTGGTGTCGCCGTTGTTCAGGTCGATTAAGAACGAGAGCTTCTCCGGGTCCAGCAGCTGGTTGTTCTCCAGCATCAGCAGCGTCTTTCGATGCGGCTGAATGTCCTGCATCTTGCGGGTGTAGTTGGCCCCCATCTGCATCAGCTGGATGACTTCCTGCGGATCCCGCAGCTCAATCATCTTGCCGTTCGCTTTGAACGGGGCCATCACCTGCTTGTAGAAACCTTCGTAGTCGACAGGTCCAGTCTGGGCAGCTGGCTTGGTTTCGACGGTACTGTCCGTCTTCTCCTTGCCCTGGGCGTCCTTCGCTTCGTCTGCCGACTTGGCGAGAGGATCACTTGCAGTTGCTTCGTCCTTCTTGGTTTCCTTCGACTCCGCAATGGTCGGAACGTTACCACCATTCACCTCTGGTTTACTAGAGGCTTCTTGCGTGGATGCAACATTCGACGCATCAACAACTGCGACTTCAGCCGGTTTGACTTCAGTTGCTGCGTTGTTGACTTCGGTGTTCGTTTCGCTGGGCTTGTCGTTGGAGACTTCCTGAATCACCTCTACCGGCTCGGAGCCAGGGAAAGGCTGATTCAGGAAGTCCTCATCGTCCATTGCCAGCGGATTGGTATCCGTGGCTTGGGTCGTCATTCGGCGTTAGCCTCCCCTTCTTCTGCACGGAGCTGCTCGATCGTGCTTTCGATCTCGGGCAGCTGCTCGGCCGCCGAGTTGCCCATCTGGATCTGGAAATTCAACCAGCGCTTGAAGTGACCTGCCGCCTGTGCCATCGCCAGTGCATCGGCGCGTTGACGATCCGAGAGTGCCGGATCCGCCGACTCTCGTGCGTAGCGTGCGCATTCCTTCTCGAAGTACTCTTCACGCACCACTCGCTTGAACTCACGGTTCTCGGTGAGCTTCAGAATCTGATCGCGGAAAGCGATGACTTTCTTGGCCTCTTCGAGTCCCGTTTCGAGTTGCTGAAGATCGGTAGGTTCTTGCATTTGAGGCGTCCTTGACTATAAAGATAGGTTGAATGATCCAGCGTTTTAGGCCGGTATTCCTTGGTTCACGGGGGCAGGTTGTACCCCAAAGTTAACTTGGGGAATTGTAGGGTTTGCTGCGGTCTGTTGTCCAGCACCGGATTGTGCTTTTGACAGTGCGTTGTACCCTACAGCAGCAGGAATATCCGGCTTCGACTCCGCCCCATTAGCCTGCTTTCTTGGTTTGAGCAACGCATTGGTGACGGCCAGTGCCTGATTGCCTTCAGCCTGCCCTGCCTGCTTTTCCATGTCCCGAGCATGTTTGGTGCCGGTTTCCTGCTCGACGTAATCGAGGTTGGTCTTGTCAGCAGTCGCCCCTGCGGCACGAGCCTGAGCCTCATACATCTGAGCCTGAGCCTGGTTCTTCGCAATCTCAGACTGAAGCTTCTGGGCTTCGAGCTGCTGCATCTGCTGCTGGAATGGATCGGGCTGCGGCTGGAAGGTAGCAATCTTGTGAGCCAGTTCCGGCATTCTCTTGAGCTTGGCAATCTCACTCAGAATGAGTGCCCGGAAACTCCAGTCGGTCGTCGGCCCCATGGTCTGCATCATGAAGGCCAGATCCTGAGACTTCTGGTTGTCCACCTCAGCCGTCGAGATGTCCACGTCCAGATCGAAGTTGCCGATGAGCTCATCCCGATTGACGGACACGAACTCTTCATTGGTCACTCGGACAACTTCCTTGTCCGACATGAAGGCCTGATTCATCGAGATGACCTTGCTGCCGATCTCGCTCATGCCCGTCGCCAGTCTCCGGAGGATGGCCATTTCACGCTTGCTGGCAGCATCCAGTGCTCCCCGTATGCCGGCAGCGACATCGCCATACGCTTCACCCGACATCCCGCCTGAGAAGGATTTGACGCCGGTGAGGGCTTCTGCGTCCTGGTTCATCAGTTGCACCATGGTGAGCGCCGAGTTCGGCAGCTCCGGGTACTTGTGCTCGATGAGCCCGTTCTGCACCGGCATGTTCGGGTTGAACTCGTAGTCCTGCCCGTTCTCGTAGCGGCGACGATTCACCACATCGAGCATGCCCTTGGCGAAACCCTGCTGACCATTGGCCGAACGTCCCAAGAGATCGATCATGCCGCGAGTCACTGCACCCAGAATCTTCTGGTTGTCCTCCAGCACCTCCGCATCCGGCTCACCGTAGGCGGCGCGTTTGATCGGCAGATACGGCACCACGACGAAGGGAATCTTCTGGTCGGGGAACGGATTCAACTCCATCCGGACCATCGTGTTGGCGATCCAGGTCGCCACGATCGGCACCAGCGTCCCATCGCCATTCACGTCATAGACGCCCCAGTATTCGTAGGCCACGACCTTCTTGCGAGGCGCATCCCGGAACTGGAAGTCCTGCGGCGTGTTGGTGGCGTGGTCGGGATCTTGGACTGCCGAAGCCCCTTCCCAGTTGACCTGGTCCAGGTTCTTGTAGCGCTGCGGTTCCTTGAGCAGCTCGGCCTTGTTGGTCTCGAACGAGACGACTGCGAACAGTGCCTTGCTCGGATCCCCGTTACAGCTCGGGTCGAGGTAAAAGTTCCGGATGTCGATCACTTCGATCGTCGGACGATTCTCCACCAGCTTGTCGGTCAGCACCGTCTCTACGCCAGCCTGCACGGCATAGGTCGCCTGCCCCGTTTCCTGGTAGTGAGAGACGGCCGACTGCATCTCGGGAGGCACAGTATCCGCATAGGTATGAGGATCTTCCTGAGCCAGGGAGATAGCCTGTTGCAGCGCCAGAAGCTGTTCCTGCGTCTCGATCTGGAAGTGCTTGAACACCGGCACTTGCTGCTTGATCTTGGTGGTGACCCGCTTCCAGCCGAGCCGCACCACGGATGTCCCTTCATCGACCGTGCAGCGCACGAAGTCGTCAATGAACTTCACCCGGTTCATCTTGGTCTTGAACTGCCAGTTGAGTACGAGCTCATTCTGGTCGGCTGCCTTCTTGTCTTCCCAGCTGGTGGGCGAGACCTTGAACAGCTTGTTCGAGCCAAGGAAAGGCTCAGTCAGCGCAGGATAGCGCCACTCCGCTTGCCGGCGAATGAGCTTTGGCTGAACGGACGAACGCCCCTTGATCTTCTGGGGAGCCGCCTTGCCCTTGACCTCCGTCAACTCAATCCAGTGGTTGATCTTGGCCACCTGGGCATCATGGCTGGGCTTGGCCGCTTCCAGATCCCCTTTCAGTACCTGGATCGACGGCTCGTTTTTCCACGTGGTCAGCTTCTGCTCGACAGCCGTCGAGGGCAGGATCTGATCCGGAGATTGCGTTTGCAGTTGTGTCATTCGGCGGCACCTGGGTCAGAGATGAGATGGCGATCCGCCGTCAGTTGCTCGCCGACTTGCACGAGCTGTCGGTCACGCAATTCAACAGTTGCCCGGAGTTCTGCAACCAGAGATCGACCCGCTTCAAGAGATCGGTCGAGTTCGGCTGTATGGCTTGCGAGACTTGCGCACTCAACGGAGCCAGATTCGGCTTGACGTTGATAAATTGCGGCTCGGGCGTCACTGCGCTGCAAGCTGCGAGCGTAGTCAGCGCGCAGAGCATCAAGCTCCTGCGCATGAGCGCTTGAAGCCGCATCGAGTGCGGCTGCTGCACGTTGAGATTCCTGGGCATGCTTGTTTTCCTTTTGCGCAAGCTCGGCCTTCACCGTGGTGATGGCCTCGCTCTGCGCTTCTTTTTCTGCATCCCATTTGGATTGAATCTCGGCTTTTCCGTGATCCGATCCAGATGAGTAGCAATACCAAGCTGCTCCCGAGATGACCGCTACAGGCAGCACCCCGTAGAGCAGGATCCTGAGCAATATGCTCATGGCACGTCCTTGTAGAAGATGTGGCTCCCTATCTGCACCGTGCGGGTGGCATCCTTCGTCCACGCCGGAGCAGCAATGCTCTTGGCGTAGTAATGCGTCGCACCCAGCGTGATGTCAGGCTGGTAGTGGGCGAGTACCAGGAGCGCCGCATCCTCACACTCCTGGTACTCGGACTTGGGTATGACTCGGGAACCAGAAAGAAAGGCGAAGTTCGGGTCATTGACGTTCCAGCAACTGAACTGGTACTTGGCCCGGCAGACGCTTGCGTAATCCTTCCCCCACCATGTCTTTGGGGAAAGAACTCGGTTTTTGATTACCCAAGCGACCGCTATCTTGCCTTCCTTCGTTTCCCCTCGGGATTCTCCCCAGAGGGTTCTAGCTACCGCATCCAAATCACCATCAGTATATGTTGGGTTTGTAACAGACACAATCCATTTCCTCCGATTGGTTCAGGTTGAGGAGTCCTCACCGGGCGCTGTAGCGCCACCGATACTGGACTGTTTCACTATTCGACCCACGATTCCGGACAGTGCTACCAGCGGAGCCAGGCCCCAGAGCATCCATCTGCAGTGCTGCTGCAAGTCGGGTGGCATCGAAGCCCAGGCCACTGGAATCGCCCCCGCAATGCTCAGTGCATGCGTGGAGTACATCCGCCAGACTTGTTTCCATTCGTCGATCAGTTTTAGGTTTTTGAGAGCCATTTGACGATCTCCACACGGAAAGAAAATGCCAACCCAATCAGGAAGGCAAGCGTCCCCCACGCCCATTTGCCAAAGATCCCGGCACCGGTGATCTTGTGCTTGATCGTGATGAATTCCTCGATCGTGGGGCTCTGTTTGGTCAGAGACTCCTCGACTGCCTTCAGCCGATTGCCCATGTTTGCCAGGCTCACCGACTGCTCTTCCATCTTTTCGTACTGGGTCTTTCTGGCAGCCTTGGCTTCCTCCAGCTCTTTCTGGATGAACTTGTACTGCTCACCCAACACGGCAAGCTGAACTTCAAGAGAGTTGGGCATCTTTGGGCTCGCAAACGAAAAAGGGGGGAGCACCTGAGATCAACTCTCTTGGCGCTCCCCCCTTGGTGAACCGACGCTGCAGTTCACTGGGATTAGACTGTCCGAATGATACTTTATTAGTCAGGAGGATTGGGTGAACTGTCACCAGAAGCAACAGTCGGATTCACCGCAACCGGTACCTCCGGGTCGACCACGATCCGGCTGGAGTGATTCAGCAGGTGCGGATTGGCTGCCAGGAACTGCGCATACGTGGGTGTCTTCCACTCCGGCACTGGGGTGTCTGCCATCACAGGCCTCCTTTCGGATAGCGGTCTTTGACCGACTTGCAGTGCTCGACCCACAGCATCGTCTCAACAGGCAGCTCGATACCTTTTTCCATGAGCGCTGCAAAGCCCTTCATCAGCGCATCGAGCTGGTCCCCGATGCTCATATAGGCCTGCTTACGCAGCGGCCCCACATCCACCTCGTGTCGGATCTTCATACCTGGCTCACCTGAAAGGACGCATCGAGCCAGGGGAAAGAAGACACCCTTACGCTGTAGGTACCGGGTTGAGAGAACTCCAGCTCACAGTGATCGTCCGTGCAGTCATGGACCACGCCCTCGATCGTGATCGTGCAGGGCACCGGCAGGTTCTCAAGTACCCTGCCCACGAGTGTTGCAGGGCAGGCTGGCCGAACAAGAACCTCCCCGTCTTTCACGTAATGCGTCTCGGCTGTGCCCATCCCTTTCGTCAGCCGCCCGCCATCTGGTATCACCTGGATGTCGAAAATGAATGCCGGCACGCTGCCGTAGTAGAGGATCTTCCCTGCCGCATCGGAGGCGACGTATTCGACCACCGTGTGATCCAGGACCGGTGCTTCCACCACTTGTTCTTCGCTCATCGCTTTGCCTCAAGAAGTGCAACTGTGGAGCCAGTGAAACCGCCTTGTGCCGAGGAAAGGGTGATCGTGATCACCTGAGCCGCCCACGCTCCCAGACGCACGAACGTCCCTGCCTGAACCTGATCACCCTGCAGCGTTGCCTGCACACTGCCATTCACCTTCAGCTGGAGGATGCCTGGCACTCGTGTGCCCGCTTCCGGGTTACCAGTGCCGAGACACAAAGCGCCGATGAAGATGATGATGTCACCGCCCACGCTCTGGTACGTCACTGACTGATTGTTGGAAAACCCGCCCCACGAAGCGAGTGTCGATACTGCATTGTTGCCAATGCGCAGCGTATCGACCTGAGCGAAGCCAATCTTGGCCGTGGTGATCTGGGCATCTCCGATCTTGGCGTTCGTGATCGATGCATCAGCGATCTTGGCGTTGGTAATGGCCGCATCGGCAATCTTCGCATTGGTGATCGTGGCATCACCGATCGCTGCATTGGTGATGCACACCTGCGGCACACCATTGACCGAGCCCACCCAGAACGGCTGCACACCGGGATACCCCGGCAACTGCACCGTGAACCGGTCAGCCAGAATGTTGAAGTAGCTGACGACTGCGCCATTGGCTGCGGTTGAGTACAGACCAAACCCGGATACATAGCCGTTGTTGTCGATCTTGACGGCGTAATTCGCATACACACCATTGATCGAACTCTGCTGAACGTTGATCGTGCTGGTGTGTCCATTGAGCGTCGTCGTCAGCGCCAGCATGGCAGACGCATTGGACTGGTTCGCCGCAGCCAGTGCCGTCTGTAGCGAAGTAATCGCAGCCGATGACACGTCCGTGTGGGCCTCGACCTGAGTGATCCGGGTCGACAGTGCCGAGTCTGCATCAGCACGGGCTTCTTGCTCATCGAGGATGCTGGCCGTGTTCTGGCCGACATCGGCCACAACCACATCGATGCGCTTACCGATCGCCGTATCGGCATCGGCATAGGCGATCTTCGTCTCATTGATGGCGACCGTGTTGGCGGCTGTTGTCGCCACCACCTGCTCGATCCGCTCACTAAGTGCCGACTCAGCATCGGCACGGGCGAGCTGCTCATCCTGAATGGCCGCTACGTTCGCATCAATCCGGGCACCGACCGTATTGATCTTGATCGCCACCGACTCTTCATTGGTCTGCCGGATCGCCTTTTCTTCGGTGATCTCGGCCTCGAAGATGCTATCCGCGAGCTGGCGTGCCTCCACCTCGGCTTGAAGCACAGCATTGGCCGTGGTTTCGGCAGTGATCTGTGCCTGCGCCACGGCTTTCGCAATGACCGCATCGATCACTGCCTTTTCCAGCAGATCCTTGTCTGCCTGCGTCAGTCCTCCTGGGTCGCCCTTGAAAAACGGTACGAAATCGGTGCCCAGCGTCGAGCCATCCGGGCTGTAGAGCCGGATGACCAGATTCTTTGTCTCAAGCACCCCGGAAATGGGATCGTCTTCGAGAGCTGCCGACAGGACATTGGATTGGAGACCGAGCTGCATTTCCTCGGTCCCCAATCCAACAGCCAGTCCGGAAGTCTTGATGACGATCTGGGGATCATCCAGAACGTCACTCATGGCTATCCTTGTGTCACCGTGTCCAGCACGTCGATCTCTTCGGTGTTGGAGATCAACACATTGCCCGCCCCATCCGTCAGCCGGATGTCCATCAGATGGGGCATGACCTTCCACTTGGTGGTGTCCGTGGTCGGCGCATAGATCCGGATCATACCGGTGGCCGGATCCAGAATCGAACAGATCATGTGCTGAACGAACTCGAAGTTCGTCTTCGTGCGCAAATCAGCAGCAAGGATGTACCCAGCAATCGGATACGGTTCACCCTTGTTGGTGATCTGCCCAGAGAAATCGAACGTCTGTCCGCGCTTGAACTTCACCATGCCAGCGTCCCTCCAGCAGCTTCACGCCGCAAAATGTCAGCAAGAAGGTTCGGACTATAGCGCCACGACTCCGGGAATCCCAGTGCACGGGCAACGGCTTCCGAGCAGAACCACTTGCACTTCTCACCTTCCTGCCGTGCCCACACGAACTGGAACAGGCCCAGTACATCGTAGCCTTGGCCTGCATGCGCCTGGAACCAGGAAAGAGAAGCTGCCTCCTCTTCAGGTGTCGTCGGGATCTCGATCACATCCCAGTCAGCCGGATCGAGATCGACGATCTTCTGACGCACGCCACCGTCGAGGTAGGCCGAGCTCCAGCACACTGCCCTGCCGTTCTCTTCAGCAACGACCAGCTCGCAGTGCGAGTACGGACCCACCGTCCACCACTTCGTGAGCACGCCCAGCCAGCCCTTCACACCTGGATGACGACCCTTGAAAAACGCAATTTTCATGTGTGCCCTTATTCAATCGATTTAGCGGCCATGTTGATAGCGTCGATGATCGAGTCATAAGACGCCTGCGCCACAGCCGCCGAGGTTGCGGTGATGATTTCGTACTTGCGCATACGCAAGGCACCGATCTGGGACAGTGCCGCCTTCAGGTTGGTGGCTTGCACGAGAATCAGGTCAGCTGCCTGCTGGTTCGACATGCCGGACGGAACCGCAAAGCCCGTCACCCACGGACCAGGATCACCCACGTAATCGGCATCCTTGAACGCTTGGGCTGCTGCTTCCCGTGACAGGTATTCCTGCTGAAAGCGGGTCCAGTTCGAGTAGATCTCAGCGACGAGACCGTCGATGGCTGTCGGATAAATGTCCTGCAGATACGCGAGCCAGGCAGGATCACTGTCCGCCACGAGGGTGCTGCTGCCATCGTCGGCCACTGCCCACACATGGTGGGCATCCGTTTGGCCGGTCGATGGGTTGATGGCCATTAGATACTTCATGCTGCATTCCTCATCTCAAGTGCTGCGATGCGTGCATTTGCGTTATCGAGCTTGTCAGCGAGTTCTTTCACCGCCTCGATCAGCGGAGCCACGAGATCGTTGTACGAGACGCCCAGGTACTTCTCCTTGGTTCCTGCACCGTGGTTCTCGTTGACGCAGTACGGGAACACTTCCCGGACTTCCTGAGCGATCACCCCGTAGTGCTTCTCGCCGTTTGCCTTGTACGCGTACGAAACACCCCGGATCGAGCGGATCTTGTCGAGCGAGTCAGACAGGTCCTGAATGTCTTCCTTCAGATTACGGTCCGACCCCTGCGAACCTGCGCCGGCCGCCGTGATCGTGAAGCGACCCAGTTCCGCCGTGTTGGCATTGTTGACGGTACGGAACACGAAGCCGCCACTGCCCAGCCCCTGGTTGTTGACCAGGCAAGTCTCGCCCGTGCCCACGTCATTCCAGACAAACTTGCCCCCTTGGGACGAGTAGTTCAGGCCGAAGTTGGCAGCAACTGAAACGCCCCCGCCGAACTGAGCGCCCGCAGATCTTGAAGCCGGGTCAGTCACGCCACCAACGCTATTTGCCGAGGCAGCAACGCCTGCCGAGTTTGCGTAGTTCACGCTGAAGTTGGCGGGATTCCACACCAACATGTTCGCGCCGTCATTGCTGCCCCACATCCAGCTGGGCTGTCCGGCCTGTCCGGAGAAGTTCCATGTCGAGTCGGTACCGCTAGCGAGACGAAGGTGAAGCGCGGTGTAGATCGAACCGTTAGTCTGTGCCGGACTCGGCAGGTTGCCGGTATCCCACGGCGTGACACCTGCCCAAGTCGGACGAGCACGAGGCAGATTCAGTACGCCCCCATCGCTGAGCGACATGTTGATCGCATTGTTCGCGTTATTAACCCACTCCCACTGCTGCGGGGAACCATTGACCCGCATGTGCGGCGCATAGCCACCCGACCCCCGCATGTAGAACAGTTTCGAGAGAACGCCTGCTCCCGAGTAGTCAACGATCATGTTCCCTTGGAACGTGTGTGACGCCGCAGCGTACGTCAGGTTGCCCTGCCCCGACGCAGCGGCACCACCCGTAGAGATAATGCGCGAGTCATAATCCGTGCCCAGACCCGAGCTATGGAAGTCGAGCAGAGCAGTGGTAGTGGCGGCAGCACCAAGCTCGATGTTGCCGCCGTTGATCTGCACACCCCCTTCGAACGTGTGACTGCCCACTGCACTGATCGTGTAGCGTAGGGTGGCCCCCGTGTAGAAAGTCAAGGCCGGGGCAGTAGTAGCGCCGATCGCCTGAGTACTGAGACGAGTCTCTCCCGGCACGACCAAAAGTTGACCAAGGGTCGCGTTGTTTGTATCTGCGTTGGAGTAGGCGTTGTAGTTCGCCTGAGTACCCGCACCATTCGGAATCGCGCCTACCACGGTGGGGCTGTCCGGAGTGGTCGTCTGGAACAGCAGCCGGTTTGCAACCGTGGCGTTCGACATATCGCCCCGGATACGCCGAGCCGCACCGGAGAACGTCAGATCCCCGGCAAGCGTGGTCAGGCCCGTGCTTCGTGCGATCTTCAGCGGCGTATCGATGAGCGTTCCGCTGTCGTCGTAGCGATTAATGCTGAAGTCGGAGCCCGCGTTTGCGCCGGCTTCAGTAGCGTTGTTCCGGCCCACCCTCCAGCGATTGAGCATCGCCTTAGAGAACATGACCGACGACTGCGCCCCATCCACGGTGGAGAGTGTCAGCAGTGCATCCGCCGCAGCCTTGTCGACAGTCACGTTACCGGCGACGTTCACGCTGCCAGTTACGGCCGTGTTGCCGCCGACCTGAAGCACGGACGTACCATCATCTACGATCGTGCCGATCAGCTTGCGATTGACGCGCCGGTCCATACAGTTGCCTGCTGCGACATCTACCATAGTCGCACTCCGGCCAACCAGTGTCACCCACTCGGCACGGTTGAGCGTAATGGTCTGATAAAGCGCCCCGGCGAAGGCGAACTGAGATCCGTCAGCTGGCAGCGCCAAGGTGAGCGGGCCGACCCCAACGTTGAAGAACGTGAGGGTGCGTCCGTTCAGGAACTGGATTGCCGTGAAGAGCGTCAGCGTACCGGCCGTCGCTTTCGACCACTTGACCGCCTTACCAACGAACGTTGGGTCGATGTCTTGATCTGCCGACAGCGAGACGACACCGCTGAATTGCAAACCGGATGCAGCGATCGCACTGGCTGCTGCCGCAAGTTCACTGGCATACGCTGCAGTTGCACTCTGCCCCGCCGCTGTTGCGCTACCCGCTGCTGCAACTTCGTGATCATGAGCCAGACCTTCGCTGACTGCTGCTGCCTGCTTCGACCCATCCGCCGCAGTAGCCGAGAGCGCCGCTGCTTGCTTCGATCCGTCTGCCGCCGCTGCACTGTCCGCAGCTGCCGTCTTAAAGCCATCCGCTGCTGAGGCGCTTGCTGCCGCAGCAGTCTGGCTGACAAGGGCGGCCGCAGCACTTCCCGAAGCGGCCGAGGCGGCTGCTGTCGCATTGGCGGCCTGGGTGATCGCTGTCTCATCCTGATCATGCCAACCATCCGACTGGTAGACACGCATCATGTTGGTGACAGTGTTGAAGTATTCGGCACCCACCGCCAGTGGATCGCCGTTGTTGTCGGTCGTTGGGTCAGCCGCCTTCTTGCCCAAATAGAGGGCATTCATCGTCGAGAGGATGCCCTGAACCAGAGAGAGAGAACTGGCAGCGTCCGCCGCCGATGCAGCGGTATTCGTCTCACTTACCTTAGATTTGGTCTCGCTGTCCTTGGCATTGAGTTCACTGGTTCGGGCCTTTGCTTCGCTGTCCGCAGCCGCAGTTTGCGAAACCAATGCTGCCGCTTCTGAATCAGAAGCATTGGTTTCGCTCAACTGGGCGTGTTGCTCTGCGAGCTCGGCCGCAATCCTGGCTGTGTCCGAACCAGCGGCGCTTTGTGCAGCAGCCACTTTCGAGGCATCGGCATTCGCCTCAGAGAGAGCTGCCGCCCGCTGCGAAGCAGCTGCTGCGACTTCGCTGTCCGCGGCATTCGCTTCCGAGAGTGCGGCAGCTTGTTGGCTGGCGAGTGCTGCTGCCGCCTGTGCCGTTGCCCCAGCTTCGTGCTCTGCCGCTGCCAGTTCCGAGGCATGTGCCGCAGCCTCACTGGCCGCTGCTGCCATCTGGCTGGCCAGTGCCTCAGCCGCTTTGGCGATCGCCGTCTGCTCGGCGGCGAGCGTCGTAGCCATGGCAGCCTGAATGTCCCCGACAAGGCCATCCACGTTCTGCTCAAGGTACACGATGATGGGGAGCTTCTCGGACACCGACTTCACGATGTCGTATGCCGTCCCCACCATCTTGTCCACGGGCAGCGTGTTGCTGCTGCTACCTCGCCGGTCAAGGGTGCTTCGGATGCCCATAATTATTTCCACCCATTGCGTTGGAATCGGTTGTTGGTCTGTGACTGGGACTGGCCTACCAGATCCAGGGAGATCACCTCAGCGCAGGTCGCCTCGAACGCTGCCAAGTGTCCCTGGCTCATCACCTGTGCTTCCTGTGTCTGAGGCTTACCGAAAGCCCGGTACGCGATCCAGGAACGAAGAGCAGGAACAAGGACATCCGGCAGGTCGATCTCCTGCGTCAGATCTTCGAGCATGAGCAGTGGGTGCTTGGCCTGATAGGTGGCCGACAGCGCCTGCCCCGTCACCGGGTTCGGCACCTGCAAGACATTGAACTGGGGAGTAAACACCGAACGATGGTCGCTCTCGTTGTTCAGCGGCAACTCCCCACACTCACTGAAGACCGACATGATCCGGAGCACGTCCTCCTGAAACGGCTCCTCGAACGTGTCACGGATGTAGAGGTACGGCTGCGTGGAGATGCCAGCCTGCGACTGCGCGAACTTGAGCAGCAGGTGGTAGTTCGTAATCGAGTCGACCAGATCGAGCACGACATCGCTCTGCTTCAGTACAAAGCGGGTGTAGAGCTTGAGCAGTCCCTCGTTGGTGAAGCGGATGATCGACTCTTTGCCGGCATCGGTAATGATGCCGTCCCCGTCTTGGGCGAGAGAGAGGGTCGACAACTCTCCGAAGGAGAGGTCGGCAAACAACTCCGAGATATTCATTCAAGACCTCACACGATATAACTCGACAACCCACTGGGCTCGGAATGCTGCTCCTCGTCCTCGTAGATCTGCACTTCATCAGGGGTGGCCGGCACAGAGTCGGAAGGCTTCCACGGCTTGAGGAACGCCAGCATGGACACGGTGTCCACGAAGTCGTCTTTGCCTTTGATGCCCGACGATGTGACCAGCTTGATCTGGCCCATAGCCAGACCCATGATGACGCTCGACTTCATCTCTGTCGGGAAGAACATCTTCCCCACCTTGAACCAAGGAACAACAAGATTGAAGCGGGAGAGCTTGTCGGTGATTGGGCGTATGCCAGGAGAGCCACTCTTCTCAGAGCTCGCAAAACTGAACCAGATATTCCTGTTGATCTGTTCGTTCTGGAGCCAGGAGATGAAGCCCTGCTGCTGTCCCGTGATCTCGATGCCTACCTGCTGCGGTTTGTACTGCTGAACGAGACGGAATAAATCATTGACCGTCTTGTCCATCTTCTGGCGTTCCATGACGCCATCGACCCAGAACCAGTCGCCGTTGGAATTGTATGCCCAAACACTGATGACGGAGTAGTCAGCCGTGGTTTTTTCGCTGGTGGCGAAGTCCGTGGTGATATAGAAGTTGAAACTGCTGCGGTTCTGCAACAGGTTCTGTCGGCTGTACCAGCGGATCTCCTCGTCCATCACGAGCCGTTCTTCATCCGAGCTGATACGCAGCATCAACTCCTGCATGAACGCTGCCACCTTGCCGGTGAGCACGGCCAGGTCGTACTGCTCCTTGACGAACTTGTAGGTGAAGCGATCCGGCCAGGCCCCGACGAATTCCTCCTCGGTGCAGGGAAAGCGCTCACAGACGGGCCACACGTTCACGTCCCACGCACCCGACTCGACCGCTTCAATGAGGATGTCCTCCTTGTTGAACGGCGTGCCGTTGAAGATGATCTTGCGTTTGGTCGGGTCGAGCGCGTGGTTTACGCCCTTGTAGACCGTGTCCTTGATCGCCTGCATGGCGGCCTTGGACTTCGAGTCGTCATCACTCACGAGGTCATCGAGCACGCACAGCTTCGGGCGCTTGCCGAAGATCTTCGTCCCTCGGATACCGGTCTTCGCACCGAACATCTTGATGCCGAGTCGGTGCCCATCCTTGGACTGGAACTCCAGGTAGTTGTCAGTGAAGGTGGCCTTCGGGATCCAGTGCTGGAGAAACTCCGAGTTGTTGTAACGGAACTCGATGTTTTTCCGGGCGCTCTTCACCCCGTTGTCCATGGAGTCGGACACGTAGATCATCGCCTCGACCTTACCGAAACCGGGCAGGTAGCCGAAGACTGCTAGGAACAGGGAAAAATACTCGAAGAACAGAGTGGTTTTCGCTGCACCCCGGAAACACAGGTTTGCAATGTAGTCCGACCGGGATTCAACTACCTTGTCCAGCATCTTCAAGTGGACTGGCGGAGTTTTATGAGATTCACCCTGCTCGCCGTTGACGAGCTTGATGAAGTTCATAAAAGTCAGCGCAAACTCACTCGGTGTATAGCTTGGACTGTTCAATTCGTGGTAGTTGACCTGATCGAGCCATTGATCTAGCTCTTGTTTGATCAGCATCAGGGGATCTCTTTGGCCTCCACGTCGATAACTTCCACCAGACGTTGTGCTGCGATGTCTTTTGCGGTGGCTCCATTGGCAATGAGTTCTTGTTGTTGCTGACTCATCTTGCTCAACATCTCCTTGAGTTCGGTCATTCCTGAACTCTCCTTCAGGTCAATCGGCAGAACACCGACTGCTTCCTTGGGTTTAGCCAAGTGAGTGAGCAGTGAGTTGGCGGCTTCCTGCCTAACCTTCTCACTCATCGCAGTTCGCATCAGGGTGGCTTGGGTCGTGATCGCCTCCTGATACAGGTGGTTGTTCATCACCCAGCTCGGGACGATGGTCTGTTCCAGAATCAGGTTGACCAGCTTGCCCTTGGCGTACGCCGAGACGTAGGAGCTGATCGTCTTCTCGTCGCAGCCCTTCTGCACCAGCGCCTGGTAGCGGGCCGGGAAGGTCTTGAAGTAGGCGTCCTTGTTCGAGTCGCCCATCACCTTGTAGGAGACGAAGGCCACCGCATGGACGTAGTCCTCGGCCTTGAACTTGCCCTCCTTCAGCACGGACGTGTAGCTGATGAAGTTGTTGCGTACCTGCTCCGCGACCAGCGGGTCGGCTGCGATGTTGTTGACCAGATCGACCAGCTGCTGGCTGATCGAGCTCTTGAGCGTGGGCGGTACCGCCCGCACCACCATGTCTTGCGTCAGCATTGGATACTCCGTAAACAGAAACGGGCCACCGGAGTGGCCCTTGGTCTTAGCCCTGACTGGCTCGTGCGATTCGTCGTTTCAGGAGCCAGAGGTACTCCTCCTGGCAGTCGGCCTGCGTCTTCAGATCCTGCTGCTCGACAGGAGGCAGAGCAGCGAACGCCTCGGTCTTGAGGAAGGGCCGCAGCTTCTCGTAGCGAGCTTCCAGCTCAGCAGCCTCGACTTTCAGACGATCCAAGAAGGAAGTGGAGCGGGGTTCCCCACTCACCGTGTACGCACGTTCGAACACTTCCTTCGGGGACCAGCTGAGGTAGCCGGCGAAGCCAACAACATTCGAAGCACCGCCGTCCGTGTACTCGACCAGGTAACCGGCATCGTCCGGATTCTCGTCGGCCGGCACAGTCCAGCCACGCAGACCGCTGTACTCTCCGCGACTCATCGGTGTGCCGTGGACAACCTTGGTGCCAACATACGTCTTCGTCTCTGAGCCAAGGGGAAGGAGATCCCGCGAAGCTGGGCCGGCTGCGTCGATGAGCGACAGCTTCCACGCCAGTACGGTACCCAGTGCCTTCCAGACTTCGTTGGTGGCCAGCTTCAGCGCGGCACTCTCACCCATTTCCTGGTTGAAGTTTTCCTTCGAGACGCACGCGCTATACCCTTCGCAGGAGAAGCGCTCACCGAAGATCTCGACCTGGGCCACGGTCGTGCGGCCATTGGGCAGGACGGTGAAGGTCACCTTTCCTTCTTTGATCGCCCTCTCGACTTCCTCCAAGCTGACTCGCGGTGCCTTAGCTCCCGCCGTCAAAAGTTTTTCTGCCGCTGCGGTATCCATTGTTTATGTCCTCGTCTGTACGGTAGTCCACAAATAGACTAAGCGCAGTCTAAAGTCTATGTTAGGATTCGTCTACAGAAATTTCAGACTCTATTTCCTTATGGGAATGGGAGGGTCACTCCTATGGTTGCTCCGCAACAGGGAGGGGGAGAAAAGCTACCCAAACTGAAATCAAGCTGTTAACGTAGCGCCGTGGAAGCTAACCCGCGTCCACATGCCGTTACGTTAGGCTTGCCTTCGTTTCGATACCCAAGCGAGAGTGGGGAATGAATAACCATCGCAGTTCCAGCTGACGAACTCCTCTTCTGAAGTGGTCATGAGTCGGGCTACGCCCTCCTCGCCTACGGCTGCTTCAGTTGTCAGTCAGTGATGGGATACGGAGCCTGAACCGTTCATCAGTCAGGGGATAAGGGAGAGCACTGGTTGCTCTCCCTTGTCTTTTCTAGGTCCCCTCTCTGCACACCTGGAGCCAAGGGAAAGACAGTTAGTAGACTTCCCCGCAAACGCGAGGGTGACCTTCGGGGTCAGCCGAGTCGTACTCTCCCCCCGCTTATAGAGAAAATTTCTCGCCAATTTTCTGGACGAGACCGGATCGGCATGTGCTCAAAAAAGAGGCACGGTTTCCAGGAAATCTCATAGCTAAGGGACATAGCAGTGTGTGGCCCTCCGGCTTTACACACATACACCACCCCCCCGGTACTGCTTGCCTATGTGGTATCGCATGCCACCCCTGCTTTACACGGTACACAACCCTTGCTGCTACGCAGATGTTGGTGCTTGTGTTCAAGCTAACTGTTTATCGGGGGTTGTATGACATTCGCTGCTATCGCTCTGCCTGAGTCCAATGCTGATCTGTATCCCGTACATGCTGATGTGTGTGACTGGGAGGATGAGTTGACTGAGGAGGAGCTTGAGTTGGCTTCGCTACACGATGCTCACTACTCCCAGTGGTACCTGACTGGACGTAACTCACTGCATAACTACCACGTACGTGAGTGGCTGGTACACGGTATCGATCTAGGTGATGTGCCGTTCTGAGGATACTGAGACTTAGTCTCGCTTCACTCAGTATGAGGTGAGTGGTAGGTCAGTGCTAACTCAGTGATTAGCTCTGTTCGGCTACGCCGATGTTGGATCATCTTGATCCTTCTCTTTTTCTGGGTTCAGCCTAAATCCTAAGCTGTTCCTCTTTCCTCAAACTTGGTTCTAATTGGAGTTTCAAAATGACAACAGCACGCATGACGTTCGGTACGGTTCTGGGCACGGTTTCGGATGCAGCAGTGGCCGTCAGCACGACGCTGGGTTCGCTCACCCAAGGCGTCAACATGTTGGATGAGTTCGTGAAGGTAGCAGCACTCAAGCAGAAGGCACGCAATGTCGTCGAGGTGGAGACCTTCGCCGTCAAGCTGCAAGAGGAAGTGGCCATGGAAGAAGTCGAGCGTGGCATCAAGCTGGAGGAGTTCAAGGGCAAGAGCGATGCTCACCGTGCAGCGTTCGACAAGAGCTTCGAGCGTATCGGCGCACTGCTGGCCAAGCACAAGATCGACATGCCGGTGACGGCGTAACACCGTCTGGTCTGCTCACCCTCGGGTGGGCGGGCCAGCGCACTCCATCTGGATAGACATTCTAGATGGTCATCAAGGGTCTATTGGCGTGTCGCTCAGACAGTCCAATTGGCCCTTTTTATTTTTCCATCATTAGACATATCTTTGAGGTAATCTCCCATGAACAAATCCATCACCTTCGCTGCCATCCTCATTTGCCTGATTGGCATGGGCTTCATCGCTTGGGCCTGTGCACAAATGATGATGATCGTTCCCTATTATTCCCATTGGAGCGACGTCGCTGGCCTGCTCATCGGTGTCTGCCTTAATGGGGCTGGCTACATCATGCTGATCGACCTCGGATCGAGGCCATCACTCGCATGAAAACCTACCGCATTCGGGCATCCAGGTCTGGACGTGCATTTGCCGTCCGGGCCATGGATGAGCGTGATCTCAAGCTGGTGCTGCGTAATTGCTACGCCTGCACTGTATACATAGTGTTAGAAGTTTATTGAGCCAAGGAGAAAGACATGAACCAGCGTGATCTAGTTGTCATCCAAGGGATGCTCGATGCCCGCACGGAATTCGATCTGCGTGTGCGTGATCCGGAAAACAAGTCAGTGGTCTGTCCGTTCGATCCACTCACTGAGTCGCAGGAATACGACTACTGGTGGGAGGGCTACACCTTCCACCGTGATCCGAAGATAGTTGGATAACTACGGTCGTAGATCCGCTACGCGGATGTTGGGATATGTGATCCCAGTTTCATTGTTTTTCTGGGGTGAGTCCATCTCATCCCACTGCTACTTTCTCTCAATCTCTCAAGGAGTTATCGCAATGCCCATTCTCGAATCCAAGAACCTGTTCGGCAACACCAAGCAAGCCGCTGCGAGCAGCAAGCAGGACAAGCCCAAGGCCAACTTCTGGCTGAATGTCGGGCTTCTGAAGAAGGTCGACGACGGTGAGGTGTTCCTCTCGCTGCCCATCGGCATTCCGCTGGACACGCAGGATCGTCTGCCGGAAACGAGCTCCAACAAGGAGTTCGCCCAGATGCAGGCAGCTCGCAACAACATCATGGATCAGCTGATCGCCTACGCCAACACCATGGAACCGGGTCAGGACATCGTCATCGACCTTCAGGTTCAACTGCGTCGAGTCAAGGAGACGCAGGAAGTGAGCACCAAGGTTGGCGAGAACAAGTTCGCCATGGACTTGGGTCTGCTCGAATCGAAGTAAACCCAAGCTGAGGGAGTGAGGCTATAATGCCTCGCTTCCTCAAACTTACCTCTAATTGACAGTCTAACTTTCCATGCCCTAAGTAGGGTTGGAGGCTGGATTTCGACTATAGATAGCCAAAAGACTATGAAACCCCTGAAATACGCTGGCATCGGACCTCGTGCAACGCCTCTGGATGTCTGCACTCAGATGTTCAACGTCGCCGGAGAGCTCAATAAACTGGGCTGGATAGTCAGATCCGGCCATGCCGAGGGCGCAGACCAGGCGTGGGAGCTTGGCCATGATCCGGCTCAGCGGGAGATCTATCTGCCGTGGAATGGCTTCAACAATGGCCAAGGCAAGGGAGTCTACGTATCGCCCTCCTCTCCTGCATTGGTGGCTGTAGCCCAGCTCATCCACCCACGCTGGGACTTCCTCAGCCAGGGTGCCCAGAAGCTGATGATGCGAAACGTCTCGATCATCTTAGGTCCCCAGCTCGACGACCACGTCAAGTTCGTCGCCTACTGGTCAGCCACCCGTGAGGTGCAAGGTGGCACCGGCAACGCAGTGAAGCTGGCCACGGCCTACGGCATTCCTGCCTACAACATCGCATTCGAGGATGAGCAGGAAGAGATGACTGCACTCATCAACGTGCTCTCGCCCTAGCCTTCGCTGCCGCTCAGGCTCGTTCTCGCGTTTGGGTGAGATACCTCTCAGGAACCAAGGAAACCATGAACCAAGGAAAGAAGGTGGCATTCGTCACCAAGGCTCAACTCGTCCGTGCTGAAGACATCTGGATCGGTGATGAACTATATGTAGGCAAGTTCGTGCTGCGTGCAGTGATGGTCGCAGACAAACCCGAAGCACGAGTTCACGAGAATCAACACCGTGTCTTTCAGGCTGGTGAGGATGTCCGTACATCGTTCCTCATTCGGGTCGACATCGAGAAGAACGAGTTCGAGACCATGAACACCATCTACAAGGTGGTGCCCGAAGCACAGGTCGATGTGTACCGCATGACCAACCCGTTCTGAATCAGTAGAAGACGTTCAACAAGCTATGTCAGCGTTCACCGCTTCACTACACCAGGAATGTTCATGACATAAAAACTGAGGCTATATCCCATGTCCAATCCGGACCCGAAGGAAGTGCTGCAAGTATTGCGAATGACCGAGGAACAGATGGCGACTGTCTCGACCATCGTTCTGTATCAGGCCTTTTACGCTCTGCCTACCCACTATCCACTTGCCCTGTGTGATGTGTCCACTGGCAAGGGGTTCGAGCAATTGAACAAGGAAGAAAGGGTCATCGCTGAACGCATTGTGCGTGTGATTCAACACCGATGCCCAGTGCCGAAGATTGAGCGTTGGAAGAAATTCGAAGCACCCGCAGCCAACGATCCGCAGATCCCGATCGAGCTGCGCATCACGCATCACTGAGCCAAGGAAAAGAATATGAGCCAGGAAAAGAAAGAGTGCGCTGACTGCTGCGGCTGGGCAGAGCCGGGCAATGATCGTTGCGGCTATCACCAGTGCAAGCCAGCAGCAGCAACTCCTGCGCAGTCTGAACTCCTCACCAAGTTTTACCGTGCGTATGCTGCATGGATTGACGATGGCGCACCTGAAATCCCGGTGTTCACTCGTCAGCATGGCCTCTGCCACAACCTGAAAACGTGGATTCGAGCAGTCGACGGGGTAGTAATCCCACAGACCTGGTACGAGCTCGATCAGGAAATGCGCAAGCAGTTCCGGCAAGCACGTCTGCATGAAACCTTCCCGTTCAACGGGGGCGACCGCATGTATTACCAGATCGAGCAGAACACTGTGGCTTCTGGTCCGCAGTGTCACTCCAACGCAAACCGACTGTCATGGGTACGTGACCATGTTTAATAGCCAACAGTTTTTCACGATCTCCAACGCAGAAGGACGTTGGCCCAATCGAACCTACTTCGACATTCTTCCTGGTTCAGTGCTCTATCACGAAGGAACCAAGGAGGAGTACATCGACTGGCTGTACACCAGTGCGGAGGAAGATCCGGCTGTAGCTGAAGAGCTCACCAAGATCGTCGATGCAGTCAGTGTGAGTCATCTGGTCCGTCTGGTTGTGCCTGACCGGTTCAATGACTTCCGAGGTAATGCTGTCATTGGGCTGGTGAAGCAAGCCATGGAACAACTCAAGGAGCAATCGTGAGCTATCAAGTCATTGTCGAGATCAAGGTCATCAATGAAGTTGGTGATGTGGTGGACCACAGGGGACATCCACAAATCAGCAACAAGAAGATCTTCACACCTCTGGAGACCAAACAAGACTTCAAGTATTACGAGCACATCGAGTCCGCTCACCAGAACCTCAACGTGCTGCATGCCGTCATCAAACATATGAAGGAACTCTCGTGATCACCTCACAAGAATTCAGGAAGGCAACGGGTCGTGATCCTGCTCAGGATGACCTGGAACGCTGCAACTGCAAGTACGCAGGCAAGCTGGGCCATTCGGATTGTGGCTGGAACAAAGAACACAACCTGCCCAACTTCATGGCCAACTATCTCAACGTCAAACTGAGCCGCCAATGAGCAACAAACCCATTTTCGTCTTTGGCTCTAATGAAGCCGGCCGCCACGGTGCAGGTGCTGCGTATACCGCACTCAAACAGCACGGTGCCGTGTATGGCATGAGCTATGGCCACTATGGTGACTCGTTCGCCATTCCCACCAAGGACCGGGCTGTCAAGAACCCTTTACCGATGAGCCAGATAAAGGGCTACGTGGAAGGCTTCGTTGCGTATGCCAGAAGCCATCCGGAGTGGACCTTTCAGGTCACACGCATTGGCTGCGGACTGGCTGGCTGGACGGATGAGTACATCGCACCGCTGTTCATGTTTGCGCCTGACAACTGCCTCTTCGATGAGAAGTGGAGGCCATGGATTCAGGCGTATCACAAAACTTGGGGAACGTTCTAAATGAGCAACGCACACGTGAAAGAGGACTTCATCCTCGAATCGGCCTATGGCCACAAGATCATGAGCTTCCCTACTGCTGAGCAAGCACGTGAGTGGGCACAGCAGCGTCGTGAGAAAGCCAAGGGTGTGATCCCTGCTGTACGCCTGGTCAAGAAGACTGTCCTCGAAGAAGAGCTGGGCGTCGTCTGAACCAAGTAACCAAGCTTCCAAGGAACCAAGATGAGCACGAAGAAGTGCTGCCCTCATTGCGGCAGTGAACGCATCCTGCGTGATGCGTGGACCAAGTGGGACGGCACCGAATGGGTAGTCCATGACGTGCTGGACAACTGCGTCTGCAACGAATGCGGTGCGGACTTCAATGACGACGAGATCGAGGATCAAACGTGAGTGACTCGAAGATCGAGCATCAGAAAGAACTTGAGCGTCTCTATAACAAGAACCAGCTCATGCCACGCATGCGAGCTGAGTTCAAGGCTGAGCCGGAGATCATCGAGCACCTGAAGGCCAATGGCATTCCGGAGGACTTCGGTATCGATCTCCTGGTTCAGATGGCACTGCATAAGCGAGCTGATCTGCAGACCATGATCGGCACTCTGCGCCACCACTGTGTGTCGGCCCAGGAATGTGCGGATCTGCTCGTCAAGGCTGCCGAGGCCGATCTGTGCACCTACAACACTGTCCTGCGTCAGTTCATCGTGATCTTCGAGATCGATGCTCAGACACAGGAAGAGATCGATCGATTCCAGTATCCGCTGCCGATGGTAGTCGAGCCAAGGGAGATCAAGCACAACGCCCAGAGCGGTTACCTGCTCAACAACAGCTCCATCATCCTGAAGGATAACCACCATGAGGATGATGTGTGTCTCGACCACATCAATCGGATGAACAAGGTCCGATTCAAGTTCAACTTCAACACCGCGAAACTCATCAAGAATGAATGGAGAAACCTCGACAAACCCAAGGAAGGTGAAGAGCGAGGCGAGTACGAGCGCCGAGTCCGTGCTTTCGAAAAGTACGACAAGACTGCTCATGCTGTCATCGATCTACTTGTTCGAGAAGGGAACGAGTTCAACTTCACGCATCGATACGATAAGCGTGGTCGCACGTACTGCCAGGGCCATCATGCGAACTACCAGGGCACGGCGTGGAACAAAGCCGTGATCGAGTTCGAACGAGGAGAAGTGACGCAATGATCACGCACGAACAGGCGCTGGATGTCTGTGCCCAGAAATATGCTGAGTACAGGGATAAGTGCGACAAAGCGTTCCGTACAGGTGCTGGAGGACGCTCAGTCGTCCATGCACAGAATGCCCACGTCATGGCAGAACAATTCCAAAAACTCGCTGGGCTGCGAAACACAGATGAAGCTGTGGCCCAGATCCGTGAACGACTCAAGAGGAAGAAACGATGAAAACCACCTGGCGTCATCCGGGCTACGATGCCCTCAATGAGAAGAGCAAGCCTGTCGTCGTGAAGACGTATTCGAGACCTGGAGTGAGTCCCGATCCGCAGGTCTCGGTAGGCTGCACCATGCGCAACTTCACCACGCTGGAGCTGCTCGACGATGGCACGCTGCAAGTGCGAGATCGTGATCTCGACAAGGCAGTCAACCTAGGCCGAGCCAAGGAAGCAATGGAGGCCATGGCCTACTCCATGAACATGCTGAAGATCCACTTCTAACCAAGGAACGAGGGAGACAAGGAAAAGTCCTTCCTTGGTTCCCTCCCTCCTTCATTCGCGGGAGGCTTGCATCCCTCCAAGAATGGTTTACCGTATACGGTTGAACCAACCTTCTTGGAGTTCAGATGAGAACAATCGTCTTCTCCTGCCTGAAAGGCGGGAGTGGCAAAACCACGCATTCAGCCCACTTCGCAGTGGCGCTGGAAGCCATGGGCAAAGGTCCAGTAGTCACTATGGACCTCGATCCGCAAGGATCTCTCTCAGCCTGGTGGAATGACCGCAAGGCTGAGACACCCCAGTTCGCCATGGTCGAGAACGTAGCGCACCTGGCCAAGAAGCATGTCGAGCTCACCAATGCCGGCTACCAGTGGTGCGTGATCGATACGCCACCGCAGGACCACGAGATCAACCGCACAGCCATTCGTCTGGCTGATCTGGTGGTTATTCCGGCCAAGCATTCTCCGCATGACATCCGGGCTGCCGAGAGCACGGTGGATCTATGCGAGCAAGAGAAGAAGAAGTTCTTCTTCCTGCTCAATGAGACCAACGGCAAGTCGGTCTCGCTGGCTGCTACCCGTAAGCTTGCCTCGATGGGGCCGGTGATTCCACACGCCATCCCCAAGCTCAATGGCTACTGGGAGTCGATGATCGACGGCCGTACCTTTCAGGAAGTAAACAAGGGGACCGGTGCAATCATCATTGATGACGTAGCCAGCTTCCTTATCAGCCAGTTCGAGAAGCAGCCGAAGAAGGAGAAGGCTCATGTCTAAGCCATCACTCGACTCACTCGTCACCCGTAAGGGCAGTGCTGCGCCTGCCGCCTTGGAACCGCCTGCAATCGAGCAAGCAAGCAAGGAGCCAAGGAAGGAAGTAACCAAGGAGGCATCCAAGGAACCCTCCAACCAAGGAGCCAGTGAAGGAAGGAGACGTGCTTGGCACCAACCCGGCCAGGAGGAGTGGAAGAAGACGAACTATGAGATGCCGCTGCGTGTGCAGACCAAGCTCAAGGAGATGAAGAATTGGGGTTACATCCCCAATGTCTACAAGTTCGTGGCTGAGGTGGTCGAGAAAGAGATCGACAAGGTCATTGCCAAGGCCGAGAAGGAGGGCTACTGACGTGAGCGTACCCGAGCTATTCGATGACGAGCCAGAGAAGATACAGCAGCTGGAGCTATTCAAGGCTGAGACTCGCTGGTTCCATGTCTTCAAATCCATGATCGCCAGCGGTGATGTGGCCAAAATGGGGCCGTATGCCTTCACCGTCTATTCGGTGATCAAGGCCCATACCAGCTTCAGCAAGGGCCACAGCTTCCCGGAGATCTCCACCATCGTGGAGGAGTCGGGCATCAGCAAGGCACAGGTGCATCGAGCTCTCGATGTACTGGAGGAACTGGGTTACGTGCGCAGGGGCAAGAAGCCCAGCGGACGAGGGAACCTCTACATCTTCCGTGAGAAGGTGGACATCGAGGACAAGCAGGGCAACCATGTGGCTGATGCCTCATGGGATTACCTGCCGCTCGGTGTCAGCTCTGCCATCGCTGAGCTGAAGCATGTCAAAATGACTGGTGACTTTAGCGGAGCCAAGATCGTCCAGATCGAGAACCTGACTGTCAACGTGAACACAGCGAACGACAGTTCGATTCAGATCAACATTCAGACGCTTATGGACAACATGGAAATGCTGCCCAAGGAGCTGAAAGAGATATTGGTTAGACGATTAGCAGAGATGCAGTTGAAGTCTCCCACTGAGACTTGAAACGTAGGTCTCACACTGAGACGTATCCAAGAGAGACTGAACAACTCCCTTCAAGTCTCAGGCTGAGACTCGAAACCGGGGTTCAGGTCTCACACAGAGTCACTAATAAGATAAGACTTGTTTACTAAGTAAACCCAGAGCATCGAAGACTTATCCACACTTTCAGTGGCTAACCCTGTGAACAACTATGAGCGACGCACAAGAACCGAAGAACCTCGTCCTGGTCAAGCTGGATCAGGTACTGACCAGGCTCGACAACCTGCATGACGACATGCGGCAGATCAAGGCACGCATGACAGCACTGGAAAAGCAGATGCAGACAACCAGTGAATCCGTGGTCGCCCAGTGGGACACCTTTGATAAGCACGAAGACCGGATCCGCACGCTGGAAAACCAATGACCGACCATGGCCATCGAAAACATCCCACGATTCGAGTCAGAAGAGCAGGAGCTGCGCTGGATCCTCAACGAGCTGCACAAGGAGTACCAGCGCAAGATTCAGCCCATTGTCAAACGGCTGAGCAAGATTGACGCAGCCAGGCCGCTGCCACCGCTCATCGTGAGCGACTACGACAAATACAACCAGCAGGCGCTACAGCAGCTGCTGGACAAGTTCAGACAAGGCCGAACATGAACCAGGAAAAAGAAATGACGCACAAACCCATGAATGCCTGGAAGGTGTATCAGCCTTCCGGCACCACCGACCCGGATGCCCATCTCGACACGGTGTTCTTCATCCCGAGCATGGAAGCGGACGACATCAAGAAAGCCCTGATTGAGCATGACGGCTTTCCATCCAACATCTACATTGAGTTGGATAAGCGATAAGCGCAGTACCGCATCAAACCTCAAAGGCACCTTCGGGTGCCTTTTTCTTTTGGTTCATCAAAAGGAGCACACCATGCAAAAGTTCACCGGCATGCAGTACCTCAAGATCGACATCGCTTCGAACTTCGGCCTCGACAAGAAGACCTGGGACGAGCGTCTGGACTGGTTCGAAGAGAACAAGCACTGCCTGCATGAGAAGCTGGCTGAAGCGGAGACACCGGCACTGTACTTCGCAGGCGTGCAAGCCTATGAAGCGAGCCAGCGAGGAGAAGCCTCGGGTTATCCGATCTCCCTCGATGCCACGAGCTCGGGATTGCAGATCCTCGCTGCACTCTGCGGTGACCGTCTGGCTGCAACCCTGTGCAATGTCATCTCCTCTGGCTCACGGGAAGATGCCTACACCGGCATCTACGAACGCATGCTGGCCAAGGTCGGAGCCGAAGCCAAGATCAAGCGCACCGACATCAAGCAGGCTGTGATGACGGCTCTCTACGGTTCCAAGGCCATCCCGAAGCTGGTATTCGGTGAGGGCGGGCTGCTCGACATGTTCTACGACACCATGAAGGAAGTCGCTCCCTACGCCTGGGAGCTCAACGAAGCCTTTCTCGCAATGTGGAATCCGGAAGCGCTCATCAACAGCTGGGTGCTGCCCGACAATTTCCACGTGCACGTGAAGGTCATGGGCCAGGTCACCGAGCGAGTCCACTTTCTGGATGAGCCGTTCGACTTCACCAAGCAAATCAACATGCCCACGGAGGAGGGCAGGTCACTCGGTGCCAACACCATCCACTCGCTCGACGGGATGATCGTCCGTGAGATGAATCGTCGTTGCAATTACGACACTGCGACAATTCACCGCATCTGGTCGGCACTGGAAGGCGACTGCAGCGCAGGCACCGATGAGGACGATGAAATAGTGATGACGCTTTGGAATCACTTCCTCGAGTCCGGTTACCTGTCGGCTCGCATCCTCGATCACCTGTACGGAGACAACATCGATCTGGTGAACTCAGCCGACATCCATGAGTTGCTGACCAGTCTCCCCAAGAAACCGTTCCAGATCATGACCATCCACGACTGTTTCCGCTGCCTGCCCAACTACGGCAACGATCTGCGGGAGCAGTACAACCTGCAACTGGCCCTCATTGCCAAGAGCAACCTGTTGCAGTTCCTGGTTCGCCAGATCGTCGGCCGTCAGGTCGAAGTCAACAAGATCGACGGCACCATGTGGCAGGACGTTCTGTCCGCAGAGTACGCCCTTAGCTGACAATTTGTCAGGAAGGAGGAATGTTTTACTCCCTTACAGGACAAAGCAATTCGCGGATCAGCGGGGTAAAGAAACATCTATTCAGACCGACCTTTACCCCATCTATTCCCTAAGATCATGGCCCTTGCCGGTAAACGACCAATTCAACTTACCTCTAAAAAGCAGTTAACCTTTAGTCTGGATTTAGTTAGAATCTGCTCCCACACGACAGGTCCCGGTAAGAACTGCCGTAGGCAATCCCTGTTTGTTCTGGGGTGGTGAGACACCTCCCACCATCCGTTTTCGGCCCGCTCGGAGCGGGCCTCTTCAATTGTGAACCTGATAGATCAGGCCAAGGAGTCAGCTGTGGCGGTCAACCCATTCACCCAAGCCAAACCCTATCTCTGGAACGGTCACGGCGAAAAACAGGAACAGCAGCGGTTCCTGTGCCACGCACTGGGCCGGGCATACGAAGCAGGCAAGGTCCGTCCCATTCTGTGCGGCCGGGCTGAGGTGATGATCCATAACCGCCTGGGTGGCTACGTCTCGGTCGAAGGGTGGTTGGCCAACGAGCTCGGGCTCACGCTCAGCGTGATGACCCCGGAGAACGTGCAGGCCTACCGCCTTCGCTGGCTCGAAGACCTGGAACAACGCTGGAACCAAGGAGAAAGAACGTGAGCAACGCAGACAAGCGCAGCACCCACACCGACGCACTCGAAACGCTCGGCATGATCCACTTCAAGCCTGAAGCACGGGATGCGATTCACTTGGCTGTCGAGCCGATCGAAGCTGGCGAGCGCCTGCGTCCGAACGATGACGTGGGCATCTACAACGGCAAGGCCTATCAGGCCGCCATTCGTGATATCGACGGGCAAATGGTCGAAGTCAAGGCACTGGGCAAGGTCGATCCCTTCCTGCCGAACAACAAGTTCGTGCAGGCCGGTCAGTCTTTCTGGCTCGTCGTCTACCCCCGCATGATCACCTCCCTGCGTCACGTGTGGGAGCACCCGGCATTCTCGGAGAGCAAGTGATGGCACACCCGTACCCGGTGGAAGAGCACGACGCTCGTGTGATGTGTGCCGATCCGCAGGCACTGGCCTATGCATGGATGACAGGCTACCTAGACAACCTGAACAGCCGCATCGGCAGTGACGATGGTCACGACATCACCATGGATGAGTTGATCCAGACGGCCATGAGCCATCTGGATGAAAACAGCCGCTGGGGTGGTGACTACATCACCCGAGGTGGTGCCTTTGAAGGAGAGGGCACCGACCCGACGTTCTGGGAAAAGCTAGCCATCTTCAAGGGCATCGACATCCCTGAAGAGAAGCGTGGCAACTTCTTCAGCTGCTCCTGCTGACATGCCGGGATTTCTCACGCAGGAGGAACGAATCATCATCGTTCGTGCGATGACGATGTTCCGAGAGCAAAAGCCAGATGAGAACAGCACCAACCACGGACTGGAATACAAGGTCCTGTCTGAGTTGCTGGATCGTGACTCCCCATCGAACCAAGGAAAGAACATGAGCAGCACAGTGCGATCGTACGGCTTCATCGCCGTACTGCGAGTACCAATCCTGGAAGATCAGCGTGATGATCTGAATGAAAAGCTCTACGACGAGAAGAGCGACATTCGTGTCGGTTACAGCGGCGAGCTGCTGCACATCGACTTCAACCGGAACAAGCCGTACCACATCAAGGAAGACATCTACGGTCTTTTCATTGGCTCCGATAAATACGATCCGAAGGGCTTCCTCGAAGAAGCTGGCCATCACAACCTGTTCGTCGATCTGCTGACCCTCCGGCCGTACAACTGCATCTGGTACAACGGCACCGACAACCCGGTGGACATGCTGACCAAGGAAGAATTCCTGAAGAAGGTGAAGCCGTGAAAGAGCGATTCAAGGAATGGCTGCTGCGCTGGCTGATCAGGGATCTGATCCGACGCCGGTACGGCGTGCACCTGATGACTGTCATCGTTGGCGAGTATCTCGACTGCTTTTACGAAGACAACCTGTTCACCATCCACTCCGTAGTGTCTGCTCAGGTAGATCAGGCCGTGGAACGGGTACGTATTGGTGGGGATCCGCTGCTATGAGCAGCTGCAATGTAATTCCGCCGATTATTCCACCGATCACAGATCCGCTGGGGAGTCATTGGGTACAGCCAGCACCAGATGACATCCTGGTATCCGATGACACTGCTGTCATGAGTCAGCCAGCGTTCGCCGGTCTGCGGGAGTATTCCTCGACGATACCATCCGGTGTCTACCCCGGAAAGATGTGGAAGGCGCAGCTGGAGGATGGCTGGTATCTGCGCTGGTACGGCATAGTGCCTGGCCGAGAAGACCTCTGTTCAAACAATCAACGAAAGATTTCGATCATGGACTGGAAAGCCATGATGGGGATTGCACAAAAGGCCATCTGATGAAATGGACACTGCAATTTGTCATCCGCCGGATGCTGTCTCAAGGTCGAAAGGAAAAGCTGTACCAGTGGATTGTGGAAGCGGATTCGTGGGCCTACTACAGGATCCGAGAGACACAGTCGGGCATGAACTCGATACTGGAACTCAGCACGCTCCTTCGGGAAGACGGGAAAGCATCCTAGAGAAGATCCTGAAGCGCATCGTCGAAGTCGACATGGGCTTCGTCACTCCCTGTCACATCTGGCAAGGACCAACCAGTGGAGAAGGCAGGGGAGGTGGCTACCCCAGGATGAGTCTCGATGGCCAGACCGTGGCCGTCCATATCGTGGTGTACACCCACCACTTCGGCTACATCCCTGGCAAGAAGCAGATCGATCATCTGTGTAATGTCCGTCTCTGCTGCAACCCGTTTCATCTGGAGCTCGTCACTCATCTGAAGAACCAACGAAGAAGAGCTACCCGAGCCAAGGAGAAGGTATGAAGCCTCTATATGCCATCAGGCATAAACCAACCGGCCACTACATTCCAGATCCGGATCGTATTCAGTGGCGTGCTTCACATATCGAACCCGTGGACTGCTCAGGAGATGGCCCCAATCCGCGTCTGTTTATTTCGGAACTCGCAGCCAAGCGTGCACTTAGTGCCTGGCTTCAGGGTCGGTGGAAGGCTGAGTTGGAATGGGAATCCACGGATGAATACGGTAGCGGCTTCCATTACCGGGGATTGCCTGTACCTAAGACAGCCCCTAACCGCGTCAAGGAAGAAATGGAGGTTGTAGCTTTCTATTTGGAAGCCCGGCTGTAGGAGTGTGCGGTTTCACACATGAGGTCTGATCATTGTTATGGCACTATTTATGCCAGATCAATGAGGAGTCCTCACGCCATGAACCGCACTCACTTCGATATCGCGCATGAAAAGCTGAACGATTACCTGCTGCAGTTTTGTCTGTCCCGGATTCACGGGATGCACAACGCAGCTGAGGATAGGCCCCGTACCTTCGGCACGCATACCGGCTTCGTCTCTATCGAGCTGAACCGGGATGCCGAGTTCCTGCAGACCGGTGATCTGCTGCTGATCTCCGGCCACCGCAACCCGAAGTGGCGCATGGCCTGGTTGAAAGAGGTACGAGTAGGCGAAGCAGGACCGGAATACCTCGTTCAGTCCACGCAAGGCGAGGGTGAAGTGACCTGGATGCACAACGTATCCATGTCGTTCTTTCACCGACCCACCCTGGAACACCATCCGGAGTGGCGCTGGACGAATGAGCAGCATCAGTTGGCGGATCAATGGATGGACGTGGTCACGGCGAACCGTGACACCCGTCTCATTGCTCCCATGATGCCTGTGTTTTTTGGGGATTCAGTTCGACTGAAAGCCCGTGGACGGTTTGGAATCTCTGATTTCAGACCGCAGAAGACAATCGATGATTTCCACTGCATGACCCAAGAGAATCTCTTGGCTGTCTATGACGAGCTGTGCCAGATGCTGGCCACCGACAAGGCAACGAAAGTGGAGGTCGACAACTAGGAACCAAGGAAGAGATGGACAACGCATTCAAGTGCAGCCCCCGCCAACTCCGCAGCTTCATCACCGACGCACTCTACGCTGGACTCGTGCCCTTCGTTCAGGCTTCACCGGGCGTGGGCAAGTCCTCAATCATGAAACTGGTGGCACAAGACCTGAACCTGAAGGTCATCGACCACCGGCTCTCGACTTCCGCTCCGGAAGATCTCTCCGGGCTTCCCCGATTCACCGAGAACAACTCCGCCGAGTTCGTCCCGTTCGCTGATCTGTTTCCGCTAGACGGCACGGCACTGCCCAAGGGCAAGGACGGCTGGATGCTCTTCCTGGACGAGTTCAATTCGTCTGCCAAAACGGTGCAGGCCGCAGCCTACAAGCTGGTGCTCGATCGCATGATCGGCCAGTACAAGCTGCACCAGAACTGCGTGATCACGGCGGCCGGCAACCTCGCCACCGATCGGGCCATCGTCAACCAGATCTCGACGGCCATGCAGTCCCGAGTCGTGCACCTGGAGCTCGAAATCAGCTTCGAGGAATGGATGCACGATGTGGCGCTCAAGAACAACTACGACGCCCGCATCATCGGCTTTCTGTCCCAGTGGCCGAGCAAGCTGATGGACTTCAATCCGAGCCATTCGGAGAAGACCTTCGCCTGCCCCCGGACCTGGGAGTTCGTCGACCGTCTGTGCAAGCTGCCCAACTGGCAGGGTGACCTGACGGAGAAGGCGCCACTCCTCACCGGTACGCTCACCAGCGGGATCGCTACCGAATTCATCACCTTCTCCAAGGTGTGGAAGGAGCTGATCAACATCACTGAAGTCGTCCGAGATCCGAAGAACTGCCGGATTCCGAGCAATGCTTCGACCAAGTGGGCAACCATTGCTCACCTGATGGAGAACATCAATCCGCTGAACTTCGATGACGTGGCTACCTACGTCAATCGGGATGACTTCGGCATCTCCTTCCGAATCCTGTTCTTTCGCTCGGTGATGGTTCGCCAGCCGGATCTGCGTCAGCACCCGGCATTCGCCCGTGCGATGAGCGAGCTGTCGAAGTATTTGGCTTCCTGAGCCATGTTCTCCCCGACCTACCTATCCATGATGTGGGGTCTCTGGCTCCGCATCATGATGAACCCATTCCCTGAGCCAAGGAAAGAAGATGACCACCTTCATCAATAACAAAGGTCCGATCGATCACACCTACGTTGCCCATCTGAATGGTAAGGGAGTGGTGGTCTACGCCCGCTCGCTGTACGAAGCGAAGCAACGTGCTGTCGAACACTTCAAGCCCAAGAAGAAAGATCTGGGCCTGCTCGCCGTCAACCTCTACGAAGTAGGGGAGGGACGTACCCTCGTTGAACAAACGGCGGTGGCGTGATGACACCCGCTGATCCGACAACGTTCGACCTCCGTCTGCTCGACCGGGAGATGGACAAGTGCAAGTCCACGGTGTTCCTGCACCATGGAACAGCCGCATTCCTCGGCAGCATCATGTGCTCGCTGGAATTCATCTGGTCGAGGGAAGTCCCGACTGCAGCAACAGACGGGGTCTACCTGTGGTGGAACCCGGACTGGTTTCTCTCCCTGGCTCCAGTGAACCGTGCCACGGTGCTGCGTCACGAGCTCTGGCACGTGGCTCGCCTGCACATGATCCGTCAGGGCACCCGAGATCCGCAGGTCTGGAACCACGCCTGTGACTACGTGATCAACAACGACCTGGCTGCTGAAGGGTGTGACTTCACTTTCGGCGGTCTGATCGATCCCCAGTATGCGAACCAGGCTGAGGAGGATATCTACGACCACCTGATGAGCCTGCCCACCGTACCGAACTTCGGTGCGTGGAAGCCTGGAGGCGGCTGCGACATCATGCCAGCCACCAAGAAGCAGCAGGTCATCAACACCGTGGTGACCGCCGTGCAGCAAGCCAAGATGGCTGGGGCCGGCAACGTACCCGGTGGCATCTCGGAGCTGGTCGACCAGTATCTGAAGCCGGTCATCCCGTGGCAGACGCTTCTACAGCGCTGGTTCACTCAGTTGCTGGACGAGGACTATTCCTGGTCCAAGCCCAATCGCCGCTATGAAGACATGTATCTGCCGTCTCGTCGGCTCGAAGCAGGGAAGCTGGAGAACCTGCGCTGGTACATCGACGTGTCCGGTTCCTGCCGGTTGAGCGACATCGTGCGCTTCAAATCCGAACTCAAGTTTGTGAAAGATACCTTCCGTCCGGAGAAGCTCACGGTCGCTCAGTTCGATGTCGAGATTCGTCGGACAGACACGTGGGAGGAGGATCAAGAGTTCGACAAGCTCGAAATTTTCGGTCGTGGCGGCACGTCTCTCGAATGCGTTCGTAGAGATATGTTGGAGGAAAAGCCAACTGCGGCTATCATCTTCTCCGACATGGAGTGCAGCCCGATGAGCCAGGAAGGGATAGAGAACATTCCCGTCCTCTGGGTCTGCCTGCCATCTCGTCGAGGACATAAGCCCACCTTCGGTGAAGTGGTGGTGATCAACGAATGAAAACTCTTTGTATCGTGGTAGTGACGGGAGTCTGCGCCTCAGTCTGGAACACCGTAGGCGGTATTGCCGCAGGCATCGTCACACTCTGGTTATTCAGCAAAATAAGGAGCTGAAAAGATGGTGATCAACGGTATCGATCTGCTGCTGAAGCAACCGATCAAAGACATGCTCGACCACAAGATCCATGAGCACGGTGTGACTCGTGGACTGGGTGAAGCGGGCTACGACATCCGCATCAAACAGGAGATTCAATTCTGCTCGACGGACTTTATCCGCCATCACGTGCTCTCAACTGAGCGAGACGAGGGCGGCCGTGTCATCTCGTATCACAAGAAGATGGGCCGCTTCACGATCGCCTCGGCCATCGAGGAGTTCGACATGCCGACCGACATGATCGGCATCGTGCACGACAAGAGCACCTGGGCTCGGCAAGGTCTGTCGGTCTTCAACACCGTGATCGAGCCGGGATGGAAGGGCTTCCTGACACTGGAGCTCGTCTACCACGGCTACGATGGTCTGGTGATCCCTGCCGGTGCAGCCATCGCTCAGGTCGTATTTCATCGGACCAGCGAGCATCGCCGGTACGAAGGTAAATATCAGAACCAAGCCAATGAACCCGTCGCCGCTATTGCCTCTGTGTAAGGAGTGCGGTGATCCCAATGCCTGGTCGCTGATGGACAAGAAGTATCGGTCCATGTGCGGCCAGTGCTACAACGCTCTGGAAGCCTTGATGATCACCCACAAGAATCAGCACAATTCGGTGCTGGAGGTCGATTCATTGGTCTTCCTAGCTCAGAGTCTGATGGGGGCTCACACACCATAGGAACCAAGAATGAACCTGCATCAACTGTACGGCGTGGACACCGTGGGCAAGCTCAAGGAGCTGCTCAAGGATCTGCCCGATGATATGGAAGTCAGCCGTCTCCATCGAGGAGAACGTCTCCACCTGGATGTCAGCATCCAGCTGCGAGGCAAGGGCAATCAACGCAAGACAGTGTCCCGTGGCGGCGTCGAGTTCCTGGCCGTCAGCGACTTCTGATCTCTGTTTGTTTGGTGTGGTTCATTTGAGGGAGCCTTGACAGCTCCCTCTTTTGGACTGTACATTAGATATAAATTAGAGGGAGGGCAGATGTACATCGTGTTACTGATGTCGATTCTCTGTTGCTGCCTCGCCAAAGAATACGTACCTCGTGCAGTGGGACGTATGTTGCGAATCCGATCAACCGACACCACAAGTCCGGGCAGGCCGGTGCAGCAGGAGTATGGCTAGAGCAGATCTGAACCATTAACTGCACACATTGGAAAGCCCCTCCCCAGGGGCTTTCTGGATATTGGGGAGTGTTCCAGCTGCCGCCGAGGCGACAGATTCAGCAACGAGTTTAGGTGTGTGATGGCACCGGAACCCGTGACGCATCGCGTTGCGTCGAGCTGATGATAGGTACTCGGAACAAGCGGATTCGTCCGAGTTGTTGGAGCACTCCCCAATATTCAGATCGAGGGTGAAGATTGAAGTCTTCGCCCTTTTTCATTTTCGAACCGAGGAGAAGAGATGGATAACGAGAAGCTGCTCGACGAGATCGAGCAATGGCTGGACAACCACGGCTACATCAACGGCATCGGCTTCAGCGAGCACGGTCTGCTGGAGCGTATCCGTGAAGTGCGTGCCCTGAATGACGTGGTGGCTGCATGACCACGGAGAAAGAGCGCCTGGTCGCACATTTCCAGAAGCAGCTCGAAGACCTGGTACGAGCAGCTGGCAGGTCTGGCGTGACGCTCACCATCCAGTCCCGGCCCCTGAAGCCGCTGGCCATGGGTCACTCGATCATGATCCCGCACGCTCGCGCAGCACGTGGCGAATACTGAGCCAAGGAAAAGACATGAGCATCGGACTATCCACGAATGACCGACTGGCCATTGTCGATACGACGAATGGTCTGCAAGTCACCGCATTCCAGGACTACCAGAAATTGCTGGACATGGCCGCTTACCGCTTCTTGCAGAGGAACGGTGGTGTGGCCAATCTCGCAGCCTTCGACAAGTGGGCCAATGAGATCCGACAGGTGATCAAGGAAGAGATCGCCAACCCCAGCAATTGAGTCAAGGATAGACATGAACCAGAAAAGCAAACGGGGCACCGGCCGTACCACCCGCATGATGGAAGCAGCCATTGAAGCTGCATCCATGGGAAGGGCCGTCTACGTGATCGTAGACAGCAAAGAGCAGGGTTATGCCTTGACAAGGCAGTACCCCAATACCCTCAACCTAGGTATCAAATTCGAAACCTTCGCCTCGCTGCTCAACTTCGATCCCGTCACGATGACGCTGAAGGGTGCTCACCCGCACTGCGTCGTCTTCGCGGATCACTTCGCCATCGAGGCTCGTTACAGCAAGTTGATGGATGAGCTGGTCCGCTACGACTCCTGAGAGACCAACATGAAAGAGTGGAACCTCCAAGAGCTTCTGAAGTTGTGTGATGTAGACGCAGTAGCAATCGCAGACCGGTTGCTGGAAGCAAACTTCGCTGAGCTCGAACGACGCATTCTCACTACGAATGCGCTGCGCCCCGACAAGGTCGAAATGTTCAAGCGACTCGTCAGCGAAAATCATCTGATGGAATACCACGAGGTCCGTGACAACGGGATCAAGGTGATCATCATCGACGACTTCTACCAGGGAGCGCCCGGTCAGCTCCCGCTGTTACGGGACGTAGAGTTCGGCCACATCGACCGGTTCCGCTTCATCTCTTCTCCCTTGGTTCAAGAGCCAGAGGAGCCAAGGGCAAAGAACGGGGCTGCAGCCAATCGTAAGACGCAGCAGGCCAAGGCCAAGCTGCCCTTTTATCACAAGAACCGGAGGTTCTGATGACCTTCTTCCAATACCTCAACGACAACCCGGTTGTCGTAATCATCGTCTCCGCACTGATTTGCTTTGCAGTCGTGGAGACGACTAAGGCAATCCGGAGGCGCTAATGCACCGCAACTGCAAGACCTACCGGGATGTGAAGGTGGCTCCCGGTTCACAGCTCTACCAGGCACTGGAAGAGGGCGACCAGAAGAAGGCCGCTGCCATCTACGACCAGTGCGAGAAGGATCGAGCCAAGCTCGAAGGTCGCTGCGAGCTCTGCAACAAAACGTGGGAGCAGCACGACTTCGGTGTGCCTGCCCCGATCTGCCCGTAGGAGATTCAGATGACTACCAACACCACCAACAGCGCAGACGGATCAGCAGGCGCGGGAGAGCGGGCAATCATCGATGGCCTGCTGTGCGAACAAACTTATATCTCGTCCGATCGCGAGCGGTGCCACCCTGAATACGAATTGCCCCGTTGGGATCGTATTCAGGCCGCGATCGACTACATTTCCCGCGCTGCTATAGACAAGGGCGATACGCAGGCTGGCGGGGGCGACCTGTTGAACGACTACATCGAACTGAACATGTCCAACTACAACGAGGATGACGTATCGCGCCTCAATGAGTGGGGCATCAGGGCATACGACGCACTGTCGGCAGGCTGCGCCGAGGGCGGCAAGAGTGAGGCGGTGGCGTTTTACGACGGGCGTAGTAAAGAGCCGTGCTTGCTGTGGGCATTCGACGGATACAAGCCCTCACCACATGACGTGGTCCTTGTCGCTGCCCCTATCGCCCCGCGTGCGATCAGCGATGATCAGATTCGCCAAGCGGTGTGTAAAGCAACTGCCGAAGTTGGCATAGCTGCTGGCGGGATGGAGTGGAACCGTGCATTCGCCCGAGCCATACTCGCCGCCGCCGACAAGGAGGCTCAATCGTGAAAACCTATCCGCTCGAAATCGAGAACGCTGGCGACGATACCTACATCGTCATGTCGCGCGGTCATCATGACCCGCACGAGTTCATGCGCGAGGTGCGCGAGGAAGGCTACGACTGGCCGCTAGGCATGCCGTCACACCGTTGGGTAAAACAAACGCCCGCTCGCGACGGCTTCTCGTACCACTTCGTTAAGGAAGGGACACGCGGCGCATTCCCCGCCACTTATGCGCATGAGGCATATGGTGATGAGCGATATGAAGTGGCCGCGAACAAGGAGGCTCAATCGTGAGCGACGTACGGAAGTGGAAGCTTGTTCCGGTCGAGCCGACGCCGGAAATGCTCGAAGAAATCTGCATCATCGAAGGCTTCACCGAACAGGCGTTGAAGGTGCGCTACGCAGCTATGCTCGCCGCCGCCCCTGTCTCCCCGCGTGCGCAACTGAGCAAAGAGGAAATTATCGAAGTCATCGAGTCCGCAATACGCGATGCTTCGCGCGGGGCAGATACCTACATGGCAGCGATGATCGGAGCAGAAGCAATCCTCGCCGCAGCCGACACGAAGAACTGACATGTGCGCTCGCTGTGGCAGTTTCAATCTAACTGAGCGCAGTGGTTGGATGATCTGCCACCACTGCGGCAACACATGGAAGGAAGCATGACAGAGAATCAATTCGTGGAGTGGTTCTTCAGCAACTACAACAAGCACACCATCATCGTTGACCCAGTCTGGCATGCACGGAAGATCTTTGCCGTGCTGCAACAGCCTCCCAAGCACGTGGACATCCTGAGAGCCAGAGAAGCCATGCTGATGGTCAAGTCGATGCCTGATGCTCGTCGTCTGGAGATGAAGCACTTCGAAGCTCTGGAACAAGTCATCCACAAGTGCGACATGTACCAACAGCCGCAGTACCGCTGCGTTGGTCAGGCGAGTGCGCTGCCCGGAACAGGTAACGCATTCACCTGTGGAGCATTTCAGGCTGAGGATGTTCCCGTTGGCTACAGTCTCTACGTGAAGGTGTGACAGTGGCACGTACTCGCTTTTTCAGATCGGGCAAGAAGCCCGTCAAAGTGCCGACCATCATCCGGCACACACCTGGCCAAGAGGTCACCCTCAAGCTCATTCCCCATGCGCACCTGAAGGCAATTGCAGATGGCCGGGGAGGGGAGGAGGAGTTCCTGACCATCACCTTCCGGACCCTGGTCGGAGCCTCGCTCACTGGTTTTGCCGATGATGCAGACCAGAAGCATCTAGAAGAGATCTTCCAGGCTGCTACCGAGGCGCTGATCTCAATGGGTGAGCGCTATACCCGGCTGAGCAAGTTCGGAACCAGTGGAGATGAACTGATCCGGATCAAGGCAGCGCTGAACCTCACTGATGATCTTCAAGACGTCGCCACCAAACGTGAGCAAGCCGAGATGTACAAGCAGGTGGAGGGATTCGTCGGTGCATTCGATTTCACTATGAAGAACCTCCGCCTGTTAAAGGAAAGGTATCAGCAACCTGCTGAGATCAGTTAGAATTAAGTTTGTGTGAGGTCGATTGGTTGTTTTGGGGTGAAAGCCCCATAAATGCCATCCTTTAGAGGGGCACTGGAAACGGTGCCCCTTCTTTTTGCATATAGATAGATATAAGTTTGGGGTAGCTATGCTATCTGAAGCGCAGTACCGGGAAGTGCTGGACAAAGTGTTCATCGGCACCGGTCCGACATGGGCCGAAGGCGGAGCCAACTGGAACAACCAACTGATCCTGTCCTTGATGGTTCACGGTCTGGTCCTGCTGCCATTTCCCCATGAACACGCGCAGCCCCCGTTCAAACACTACATCGAGATGTCCGCACCTTCACCAGAGCTCGTGCTCACCAAGGACGGACGAATCATCGGAGGTCAAGCAGCCTGGGTCCGTAGCTGGATCGTCGATGCAGATTGGGAAGAGCACTACAAACCGCCTCTCAAGTTTCAATTCACACCTCTCACAAAGGCATAACAATGCAAGTCGCAGACATTCAGGGTGACGCCACCGCAGCTACGCTCGGGGCACAGAAGACCACCGCAATGAGCATGGTTCAGGACGCCTCGTTCCTGATGATGCTCTCGACCAACCTGTACTCCAACCAGATGCTGGCGTGCATCCGTGAAACGATGTGTAACGCCTGGGATGCGCACATCGAAGCCAAGCGCACCGATGTGCCGGTGAAGATCACCATCACCGCCGAGAACGAACTGATCATCGAGGACAGCGGTCTCGGCATTCCCGAGGACATGTTCGAACAGATCTACGGCACGTTCGGTGGCTCCACCAAGCGCACCAACACGGCTGTGACTGGTGGCTTCGGTCTGGGCTGCAAGTCGCCCTGGGCCTACACCGAATCCTTCCGGGTGATCTCCGAGAACCAAGGGAAGAAGGTGATCTACAACCTGGTCAAGGCCAGTGTGGAAGCCGAGGGACTGCCTGCCATCACGCGTGTCATGGAGACGGTTACCGAGCGCAGCGGACTCACCGTGCGCTTCCAGCTCCGTGAAGACGATGTGCGGCAGATGAAGCACTACATCGAGGCCATTGCCTGTCACGGTGACATGCTGGTGGACTTCGAGCACGTTGGCCGCAAGGATGCAGTCACCGGTGAAGAGATGGGCACGGAACGCCTCGACACGATCAATCTGGATCCGACACCGGGCAGCTATGACGTGGAGGATCACCGCTGGTATCACCACTACATGGGCCAACACTCAGTGTTCGTGCGTTACGGTGCGGTCATCTACCCGATGCTCGACACACCGGGCACGAAGAAGGCACTCGATCTGCTGCGTGAGTTCATGCAGATCGTCGGTTTCAGGCGCATGGTGGTGCAGGCAGCTCCCGGCACCTTGGCGCTGACGCCAAACCGTGAGGCACTGTCGTCTTCCAAGATGACGGAGGATGGTCTCACCGATCTGTGTGTGGCACTCGTTGCCCGCATCGAAGATGACATCATCAAGCAGATCCCGGCATCGATTCTGCAAGCGGTGGAGCGGCTCACCAAGCACGACTACCTTCGTTGTGGGCTGGAGCATTACGCCAGTCTCTCTGATGCCATCACACCAGTTCCTGTTCGCCGGTATCTGAGTTCTCAGCTCGGGGCGGCCAAGTACTCCAAGTATGTGGCCATGCTGAAACAGGCTGAGCACCGGGGCTTCAAGAACAGCCACACGTTCACCAACAAGTCGGCTACGCACGAGTATCACCGTCTGCGTCGGCGCTTGTCGGACAAGGGCTGGCAGAAGAAGGAAGAGCTGAAGTTTGCTTTCCTGAAGCACTTCATCTTGCGTCCGCTCTCACGTGTGTTCCAGAAGCATCCGAAGTTGCTAAAGCGTAGCGAGTTCCATCATGCTCACGACTTCAGCTACCACTCAAGCCAACGGAAGGATTCTCTTCTGGCTCACCTGGATCCGGCTGACTTCTCAGGCATGCAGCAGATGATCGACCATCCGACCGTGTTCATTACTACACGGACAAAGTACCTTGATAAGAGCATCAAATGCTGCCCGGACGTTACCGATAGCCAGGACACCTGGGTCTACAAGATCGCACCAAGGGATTCGAACAAGGATGTCATCGTCAAGGCATTCGAAGAGTCTGGCATGAAGGTCATCGATCTCACGCTGAACCATGAGTGGGATGACGCAGCTGCTGAGATCGAAGAGGAAAAGATCCGTCGTAACGCCAACCGCAAACCGATAGCTTCGGTGGGCGCGGCTGAGAAGAAGTCGGCCAACCTGCTGATGTCACTCTCGAACGTCTACGACGACGAGGGCAAACGCAAGGCGAGCGTCGGCATGATCAAGCTGATGGAGGGCGATCTGGAAACCTCGAACACGCCTGTGTTCTATGTGCCAGTCGAGTCTGTCTCTTCCACGGGCTCGCTGGGCCGGTTCGGCTACTACCTCGATCTGACCGCTGACGAGCGTAAGCACGGCGTCATTGTGCGCTCAGGGGTCGAGAAGAACATGGCCATCAAGCGGGGTGCGGTGCACATGGATGCGTATCTCGCCAAGCAGCTCTGGGACCGCATTCGCACACCGGAGTTCGCAGCCTATCGCACCAAGCAGCGTAAGGAAGGCCTGTTCGACGAGCACCACATCAGCGCGCACTACGTCGAGCTGATGGAGTACCTAGGCATCAAGCTCACTGGCTTCGACAAGCTCACTGTCAATCCAGTGTTCGACCGCGCAGCTGCATTGATCAGCAACCTCTCTGCAGTCGAGTTCTTCAACCAAGTCCCCGGCATTACGCAGGAGGAGTTGACGCACTACAAGGAAGTGATCTCGCACTACAAGCTCGAAGAGCTGCCGTTCATCACCAAGATCAAGGCACTGAAGCAGGACGACATGCTGAGCCGTCTGTTCCTTGGTTCGGGTTGCCTGGACCTGGTCAAGCAATTCCCGGAGCGTAAAGCCGCTCTCAAATCGCTCGTCATGAGCGTCTTCAAATCTGGACCCACAAATGAATAACAATCTCGTGACCATCGTGGCCCTGTCGGTCGATACCCGGCATGCCGTGCTGTATTTTCAGGACGGCTCGACGCACATGATTCCGCAGGGTGACGCTCGTCTGCCACGAATCGTGGCTGACTCCCGCATTGCACTGCAAGCGGGTATCCCGGTGCAGGTGAACATCACGCCGATCTTCGTTCAGCGTACCGAGTTCGCGGACGCAGAGCAGGGCACCAAAGGCGTGGTCAAGTTCTTCCGGGTGGCGAAGTCCTTCCTGAAGAAGCTGGTGAACACCGAGTCGCCGGAGGCTGTGCCCGAGGAAGTGGCCCACGTCTCGCCGCTGACGATCGGTGTCTTTCCAGGCAAGGAAGCAACGAACCAAGGAACCAAGGAAGAAGATGACAAGCCGAGCATGTTCACCGAACCGGGTGACTACCGGGAAGGGAACGCTCCGACGCCGACTGTACCTGATGCGGCTAAGGATCAAGCTGCGTGGGAAAAGTTCGTAGACACCACCCACATGAACGCAACTACCGATCAGTCGCCGGTAGCCCAGACCAATGACCAGAAGCTCGACGCAGCACGTGAGCGCATGCAGCAGCTGGTCGGCAACAGTGTGGGCACCTCGCAGCCGGAGTTCCACACGCCGCTGAAGGACGACGAAACGATCGTGGCCGTTCACGAAAAGAGCGGGGCGATCATCCCCGATGCGCACAAGCTCGCTCGTCAGTTGCGCTCGGCTCAGAAGCTTCAGGACTACGCAGGCTTCGAGAAGTTCATCGAGCGCCTGGCTGCCATCATCGACCAGCGGGGTCACTCGGTCGAAGACCTGATGAAGTTCATCGAGCAAGGCGATCTGCCGATTGCAGATGACGGCTCCATTGTCATCTACAAGAAGCTCAATCGTGGAATGGGTCCGGAGCGTAGCAAAGGCGAATTCTTCGTCGATGTCCACACGGGCAAGATCCGCCAGAAGGTCGGCAGCTACGTTTATCTGCTGCCGCATCTGGTCGATCCAAACCGTCGCAACTCATGCTCGAACGGCCTGCATGTGGGCGTCATGAGCTACGTGCGCAGCTTCAGCGGCAACGTCACGATCATGGCCAAGCTGCGTCCGGAAGATGTCTTCGCCGTGCCGGAACAGGAGCACACGAAGATGCGCGTTGCGGGCTACCACATCGTGGCTGAGCTGCCGGCCAAGTTGCGTCAGCTGGTGGACCAGGGCGTATCGATCTCGGCCGATCCGGAGGGTGCGGTTCTGCTCAACAACGTACTGCGTGGTAACCACATCGGCATCACACAGCATGTGCAGGTCGGTGGTCACCAAGGCACGGACGTGACCTACACGGACGTGGAAGGAGCAACTGGCCCACAAGTGGAAGCCACGTCGCTTGGCCACGCCGAGGCACTCGACATGCAAGAGGCACTCGAAGCCAAGGCGCCGGTGGCACCGGAGATCAAGGCCACCGATCTCGTCCAGCCTCCGACGACTGCAGCCGACTGGGATCTGGGCAAGGTGGATGACTGGATCAAGCGTGACGAAAGGTTGATCATACGTATTACGTCAAATACCCCCAAAGATACCTCGTGGAATGGTGTCGTACCGGCACTCGTCGAGGGTCCGAAAGCTGAGGTTAAGTTGAGCCAGAAGGAAAAGGCCAATCAACTCTACGAGCAGCTGCTGGGGGCTGGCACTTTCCCCGAAGAACAGACGGCGGCCAAGGCGCTGCTGGAGTTCAAGAAGTCCGCTCGCAAGAGCTGGTCGGCACTGGGACTGCCGGAGGCCACCGGTGACGACATCAGCAAGATGCTGGCAGCGGAAGTTGTCCAGGCTCCGTCCACCCGCGTGGCTGCTGCACCGAGGGTAGACGACAAGGATCTGAAGAAGATTCTGAAAGCCCTGAAAGAGGGCAAATCGAATGTGGAAGTAGCTTCTATGTTCGGTCTGTCAAAAGACCAGGTCTATCGACTCAAGAAAAAGCATCAAATCTGAAGTCGAGTTGTGTTCGGAAGGGCACGGTAAACCCTGCTCTCTTCCAAGATAGTTCTAGTCATGTCACACTAGAGGTTATTTTGAGGAGATTTGCATTTATGTCAGGCGTTTACCGGGCCAACCGAAAGGCAGAGGATTCGGACATTATCCGACTAAATAGTGTCGGATTGTCCCTGTCCTCGATAGCAAAACTGTTGGACTGTCACCCAACAACCATCACGCTCCGATTGAAGGCACTCGGCATCAGCCCAGCTGATACTCGACGAACCTTTATGGAAGACGTGTTCATGTCATTGTCTCCCAAGCAGCAGGAATGGCTGACCAAGCAGCTCGGCCCTCACATATCAATCAAGGACTTTGTGAGAAACCTGCTCGTGAAGGAGTTTCTAGCCAAGAGCGGGGAATCAGATGCAAAACCAAAATCAACAAAGGCTCCAGGAAAAGCTTCCGTCAAACACTCTGAGTGATACGTACCGCTGGTTCGTACTGGCTCACCCCAATCCGACCAGCAAGCAATTCAGCACTCAGACTGGTGTCCACTTTGAAGAAGTGGCCGAGATGATTGAGGAGATTCGCCCTCTGTCCGCGAAAGCTGACTACCTGCTCCACGATGCCAAGGTTGCCCTCAACGCACTGGCTACCTATCTGAAGCAGAACGACGGCGTGATCACTGTCTTGGAAGGCAATCTCCCCGGTTTTCTTGACGCTCTCTGCGATCAGATCGTGACAGCCACCGGCGTCGGCCGTGACTGTGGCTTTCCCATGGTTGAAGCCATGGAAGAAGTCAATGCTTCCAACTGGTCCAAGTTCGACGAAGACGGCAAACCCAACTTCGATTCGAACGGCAAGATCACCAAAGGACCGAACTACTTCAAGCCCAACTTGAAACAGTTCATCCCTTCCTTGGTTCCGGCAGCCACCGAGTAACCAGCCACCCTACCCGCGTTTTGAATACTCTCCCCTTGGCTCCGGCCTTGGGGAGTAGCCCTCGTATTGCCCGGACAAAACAAAAAGACTGATATGGACCAACTTAAAACCGTCCCGCTGAACCGGGGACAACAACTTGCAGCGGACGGGTTTTTCGAATTCCTGTTCAGCGCTGATAAAGAGCTCTGCCTGTCTGGCCCCGGTGGCGTAGGCAAGACCTATGTCATGTCGTACCTGATCGACGAGATCATGCCTCGCTATCACAACACCTGTCAGTTGATGGGCATCAAGCCGCTCTTTACTGAAGTGGTGATGACAGCGACCACCAACAAGGCAGCAGAGGTACTGGCCGAGGCTACCAAGCGACCGACGCAGACCATTCACAGCTTCATGAACCTGGTGCTCAAGGAAGACTGGGAAACCGGCAAGATGCATCTGAAGCATGGTGCACAGTGGAAGATCCACTACAACAAGATCCTCTTCATTGATGAAGCCGGGATGCTCGATACGCCGATACGCCGGGAAATCCTCGAAGGTACCCACGGCTGCAAGATCGTCTACGTGGGTGACCACCTCCAGCTCGGACCGATCATGGAAGAGGTCAGCCCGATCTACAAGGACACGCTCCCCTTCTTCGAGCTGACCGAGCAGATGCGCACCACCATTCCCGAGCTGCAAGCGACCAACGCCCAGCTGCGGGAGTCGGTCAGGACCGGCGTCTTCAATCCGATCCAGGCATTCCCCGGCATCATCGACTGGCTCGATGGTGCCCAGATGGAAGCCGAAGTCAACGCCACGTTTGCCAAGCAGACGCACGAGGCACGGATTCTCGCCTATACCAATCCCCGTGTGCTGCAGTACAACGCCCACATCCGGGATCTGCGTGGACTGGGTGAGGACTTTACGGTCGGTGAGTTCCTGGTGAACAACTCGGCGGTGATCTTGAGTCACGGCATGATGCACGTCGAGGAAGAGATCGAGGTCGTGAGCGTAGAGCCGGACACCGAGATGGTCGATCTCGATGGCCAGGCCGAATTGGAAGTCATTCGCATGACATTCCAGAACCGCTACAACGAGCTGCACCGGGACATCCCCGTACCGGTGGACCGGGACCACTACAACCAGCTGCTCAAGTATTTCAAGAAGCAGAAACAGTGGCGCACCTTCTACCAGCTCAAGAACGGTTTTCCGGACCTTCGCCAACGGGATGCAGCCACCGTGCACAAGGCACAGGGCAGCACCTACGACACGGTGTTCATCGATCTCGATGACTTGTCCACCTGCCGCAATGCCAACACCGCAGCTCGTCTGCTCTATGTCGCCTTCAGCCGTGCTCGTCGCCGGGTCGTCTGCTATGGCGATCTGGCCGAGAAGTTCGGAGGCATGCTCGCCTGAACTGGGAGGAAATCATGGCTACCAAGCCCTTACCTATCACCGCAGAAAACCAGACGTACAAGTTCCTGAGCCAGTTTCTCGAAAAGCTCTTTGAGCCAGAGGGAAGAAGGCTTCAACAGGCGCTTGATCGGATTATCGATCAAAACGAGGAGCTCGCCCCTACTGGCGGAAAGTTGGGCATCTGGTACGGCGGTGAGCGATTCGTCCACAGCCGAGCACAGGCCCATTTCAATACAGTTCCACCGCTTGCATGGGCACTGAACGATCAGATGGATGCGTGGCTGAAAGACAAAGCCACCATCAAGCAGGACAAGGAACTGATCCAGCAGACGCTCTTCAAGTGCGTCTATGGCTGGAACGATAGACAGGACTTTCGCAATCGACTGCCGGATTGCCTGATTCCTCTCCTTGGTTCCAACTTGGCGCGCACCGTGCCATTCGAGGAGGCGGTATGCCTGAATCCGAGGGACAAACGGCAGTTCGAGAAGATCCTGCCGAAGATCGAGCTGTATGCAACGACCCGCCTGATTTACTGAAAGAGAAGGAGCTGCACGAGATGCGACACCACGTTTGGGCTCAACAGCCGGAGTATCCGGTCTGTCTGCTGGTCGGGCAAATCATGAAGGATGAGATCGCCCGTGCCTACTTTCCCGATGGCTCGAAGGTGGACCGTGACGATGTCATGGTGCTCGACCTGCACTACGCCGGCAAGAAGACCTCAGCCAGCGAGATGCAGCGCTACATCAAGGAGCAGTTGCAGGAAGTGCTGGATGACAACAAGTGCCAGTACATCCTCGTCACCGACTCGGGCTACTTCAAGACGCTGACCGGGGCCAACAAGTCCGATGCGAATCTGGGCTACGTGCTGGACTCCAAGTATGGACCGCAGAAGGTGCTCTACATCCCTTCCTACCGGGCCATGTTTGCAGATCCCACGGGGGTGAAGGCGAAGATTGCTCAGGGGATGGATGCACTCGTGGCCCATGCGACGGACAGTTACAGCAAGCCCGGTCACGGCATCATCAAGTTCTCGGACTATCCCCAGACAGATGCCGAGATCGAGGCGTGGCTGAATAAGCTGCTGGACATGAATGTTCCGCTCACGGTGGACATCGAGACCTTCAGCCTGAAGCACTACTCCGCTGGGATCGGCACGATCAGCTTCGCCTGGAACCAGGGAGAGGGAATTGCCTTCCCGGTGGACTATGTGCCCATCGAAGGTGCCACACAGGCACCATTCGGCCGTCAGGTCCGCAATGAACATCGCCGTGCCCTACTGCGCTCCTTCTTCGAGCGATTGAAGCAAAAGGCTGTCTATCACCGGATCGCCTTCGACGTGTACATCCTGATCTATCAGCTGTACATGGACCACATCATCGACACTGAAGGGTTGCTCCAGGGCATCGATGTGATGCTGAAGAACTGGGATTGCAGCCTGCTCATCACGTACTTGGCGACGAATTCCTGTGCCGGTAACAAGCTTGGTCTGAAAGACCAGGCACAGGCATTCGCCGGCAACTATGCGCAGACCGAGATCCACGACATCACGAAGATCCCGCTGCCTCAGTTGCTGGAGTACAACCTGGTGGATAGTCTTTCCACCTGGTTCGTGCACGACAAGCACTATCAGACGATGGTCAATGACCAGCAGCTGGAGGTCTACGAGACGCTCTTCAAACCAGCGACGGTCGACATCATCCAGATGCAATTGACCGGTATGCCGGTCAGCATGCCTCGTGTGCTCGAAGTCGAAGAGGCACTGCAGGCCGTCCACGACGATGCGGTGGAGCGGATCAACAAGACGAAGTGTGTCCAGCAGTACCAGCATCGTCTGAAGGAAAAGTACATCGAGAAGAAGCACGCTGAGTGGAAGAAGAAACGCATCACGATGGCCGATGTGCCTGACGAGGTTGTATTCAATCCACGCAGCTATCCGCAGATGCAGGATCTGCTTTACACCTCGCTCGGTCTGCCCATCATTTCCCACACGGACACGGGTCAGGCTTCGGCTGATGGAGACACACTGGAGAAACTGAGGAACCACACGACCAACCCCGACATTCTGGATCTGTTGAGTGCGCTCCTTGATTTCGCCGCCGTTGACAAGATTCTGAGCAGCTTCATCCCTGCGATGAAGAATGCACAACAGGGTCCAGATGGCTGGTGGTATCTGTTCGGTAACTTCAATCTGGGTGGCACTGTCTCTGGCCGGTTGAGCTCCAACGATCCGAACCTGCAGAACCTGCCAGCCAACGTCGCCATGGTCATCTCGGCCATGCTGCTGGCGCTGTTCCCGATTCTGCAGAAGTTCACGAAGAAGGGAAAGCTGTCACTGGGCAAGCTGATCAAGTATTGCTTCGAGGCACCGCCCGGATGGATCTTTGCCGGACTGGACTTCGCCTCGCTCGAAGACCGGATCAGTGCACTGACCACGAAGGATCCTCAGAAACTGAAGGTCTACACCGATGGCTATGATGGTCACTGCCTGCGGGCGTATGCCTATTTCGGTGAGGAGATGCCTGACATCGACGCCAACTCGGTACCCAGCATCAACTCAATCGAGATGGCCTACAAGATGCTGAGACAGGATAGTAAAGCGCCAACCTTTGCCCTGACCTACCAGGGCACCTGGAAGACGCTGATGACCAACTGCGGGTTCTCAATGGAGAAGGCACAGCTCATCGAGGCACGCTACAAGTCACTCTACAAGGTGTCGATCGACTGGGTGCAGGACAAGCTCAATCAGGCTTCCAAGGATGGCTACGTGACCGTGGCTTTTGGGTTACGTGTGCGTACTCCTCGTCTGGCTCAGGTGATCCGGGGCACGAGCAAGACACCACGGGAAGCAGAGGCTGAAGGCAGGACCGCTGGCAATGCCCTTGGGCAGAGCTGGTGTCTGCTCAATAGTCGGGCCGGATCGGAATTCATGGGCAAGGTGCGCCAGTCGGAGTTCCGGCTGGACATCCGTCCCTCTGCCCAGATTCACGATGCGGGTTACTTCCTGGTCAAGGAAGATCCAGCGGCCCTCGCCTACATGAATGAGCATCTGGTCAAGGCCGTGCAGTGGCAGAACCATCCAGACATCTGGCACGACGAGGTCAAGCTCGGCGGGGAGGTCAGTGTTTTCTTCCCGGACTGGTCCAACGAAATCGGCATCCCCAATGGTGCCGGTGAAGAAGAGATCATCGAGGTCATCCAGTCAGCGATGGAAAAACTTGCTGCCTAGTTCGGGGTTTCTTTGGGTGTCAGTTACCTATAGACACTGTCTTAACTAACGTTTACCATTCTTCCATTAGAAATAAGTTTGGGGGGAGCCAGAGAGATCTGGCTCCCCTTCTTCATCCATTGAGGCTCCCATGAAAGCTCCCGCATCCAAGAAGAAGTTCTTTTTCCTCGTCTCGGCCACGATCGTCTTCCATCTGAAGGCTGACGAGAACCAGAACGTCACCACGGTACCGATCAACGCCACCATCTACGGCGAGAAGGACCAGATCCCTTCGGCCATGATCGGCAAGGCACAGCAGGCGGTGCAGATGCAGCTCCTGAAGCGTCTGGGCGAAGAGTTCCAGAACATCGAGATCGACGATGTGGTGATCAACAACATCATCACGCTCGGCTACATGACCGAGGACGAATTCCTGGCTCCTCCCAAGGTCGAGTCGGATGCCGTCAAGAAGGTCATGTCGATCGTCCAGGGCGGCGCAGAAGCATGAGTGACGCCACACTCACAGGCGGGCGAGTGAATTACTACCTCGCCCAAGTCGAACATCCCCAACGGGAAGACCAGCAGCCGTACCAAGCTGAGTGTGAGGACATCATCACCGCACTCGGCATGACCTTCGACGAAGGCTGTCTGTTCAAGGCTCTGTGGCGTACTGCCGCAGCTCGTCTTGGCAACGGCAAGCCCGGCCAGAAGGCCAAGTACGACGCTGAGAAGATGGTGCACTATGCAGGCCGGATTCTCACGCAGCTCCAAAACGCAGAGAACGATGTGGTACGCCAGGAGGCTGACAAGCCCGTGTATACCGGCTGGATCGAGTGGAGTGGTAGTTGCATGGCTCCTGTACCGGGAGAGGTCGTTGTCGAAGTCGTTCTTCGAAACGGTTCCAGACTGAGCGGCAAAGCCCGGTTTCGTGATTGGAATCAATTCGGCGGCGCTGGTGACATCGTGAAATACCGAATCGTCTCCTGATCCCTTTCCTTGGTTCGGCTGTCTCCCCCTTTCACAGTGAGTACTCCTCATGACGATTACGCATCAAGAGCTCTTGGAGTTGATCCACTACGAACCGACAACCGGAGTTTTCACCCGTCTGGATACAGGCAAGGTGACGAACTGCATAGGTAAAGCTGGCTACGTGGAGATCCGCATCAAGAACGTCCTGTACTACGGACATCGCTTGGCGTGGTTCTACGTGAAGGGCGAGTGGCCTCCCCGCGTGGATCACGACAACAACCATCGACACGACAACCGATGGACGAATCTGCGTCTGGCAACCCGGACACAGAATAACCGGAACGGCGTGATACGTAAAAGCAACAAGAGCGGGTTCAAAGGCGTCTGCTTCTGCAAGGTCATGAAAAGATGGAAGGCAACGATCACCGTTGATCGCAGGCAATTCACCATCGGCTACGCCGACGAACCACAGGAAGCAGCTCTGCTTTACGACCAGGCGGCGATTGTGCACCACGGTGCCTTCGCCAAAACCAACAAACAACTGGGACTGCTTTCATGAGAGTTTCGAACAACTCAGACATCTCACTACCACTCGCTGTTTGGCTGCTCGCAGATGACTATGACTACCAGACCGACGAGAACTACATCAGCGCCACCAAGCTGATGCGCCCTCTTCGTCATCTGGTCCTGCCGCACCGCATTCCGGATAAAGAGCGTCCGATGCCGGACGTGCAGGATTACATCGCCTCGGCTCTGGGCAAGGCACTCCACGATTCCATCGAGAAGGCGTGGACGAACGGATATACCAAGGCTCTGAAGATGATGGGCTACTCGGAAGACATCATCAGTCACGTCCGCATCAACCCCGATGAGCCAGAGGAAGGAACGATCCCGATCTACATCGAGCAGCGTGCCAAACGCACGATCAAGATCATGGGCAAGGTCTACACCATCGGCGGCAAGTTCGACATGGTGATGGAAGGCAAGGTGATGGACAACAAGTCCACCACGGTCTACACCTGGATCTATGGCGGCAAGGACGACGACTATCGTCTGCAGGGTTCGATCTATCGCTGGTTGAACCCGGACAAGATCACCGAGGACACCATCCGCATCAACTTCATCTTCACGGACTGGAGTGCAGCGGACGCTCGTGCCAACCCCAAGTATCCGCAACAACGTGTGGCCTACACGGAGATCCCGCTGCTGACTGTCGAGGAGACAGAAGCCTGGATTATCTGGAAGCTCACGCAGGTGCAGAAATACTGGGGCGTGCCTGAGAACCAAGTCCCGGAATGCACGGACGAAGAGCTCTGGCGTTCGGCACCGAAGTACAAGTATTACAGCGACCCCCTCAAGACCACGGGGAAATCGACGAAGAACTTCGACGCACTGAGTGAAGCCAATCAGTGGTGGAAGGTCGAGAAAAGTGGCAAGGGAATCGTCATCACAGTCCCCGGCGAAGTCAAACGCTGCGGCTACTGCGAGGCATTCAACATCTGCACACAGAAGGATCGCTACATCACAACACCATGATTGATCTCACCGGAGTCACCCACCATCCGGCAATCGAAGAGATTGTCGATCTGCTCTGTAACAAGACGCAGAACACCGACCGCGGATTCTTCCGCACCGAAGTTGCCTACTTCCTCGGGAAGATGGCGAGCAACATGCGTGCAACCATCGTCACGAAGGATCGTGGTGAGATTCCGGTGAACATCTACGCACTGGCTCTCGCCACCTCGGGCTTCGGCAAAGGCCACTCGGTCTATGTTGTCGAGAACGAAATCATCGCCGGATTTAAGAAGCGCTTCGTCGAAGACACGTTCCCAGTGATTGCCGAGAAGAACCTCTGGGACATCGCCAACAACCGCGCACTGAAGAACCAGTCCGATGCAAACGACGAGTTCGAACAGGTACAGGCGGAGTTCAAGCGTAATGGTACGCTCGTCTTCACGTTCGATTCCGGAACACCGCCGGCCGTCAAGCAGATGCGCAACAAGTTCCTGATGGCACAGTGCGGCGGGATCTCATTGCAGATAGACGAAATCGGCTCGAACCTCATTGGCTCAGTCGATGTGCTGAACCTGTTTCTGGAGCTGTACGACCAGGGCATTACCAAGCAGAAGCTGACCAAGAACACTGCGGAGAACACCCGTGGCGAAGAACTGGATGGCAAGACGCCGACGAACATGCTGCTGTTTGGCACGCCATCCAAGCTGCTCGATGGTGCCCAGACCGAGGACCAGTTCTACTCGTTCCTCGAAACCGGTTACGCACGCCGGTGCCTCTTTGGCTGGGGCCAGGTCGAGCGCAAGGCTTCGCACTCGATGACGCCGGAGGAGATCTACGCACGGCTCATTCAGCCGAGCAATGATGTCGCTGCCAAGAAGTGGGCGGCGCACTTCCATAAGCTCGCAGATCCGGCCATGTACGGCTGGAAGATCCTGGTCGAGGACCAGGTCGGGATCGAGCTCTTGCGCTACAAGATCGCCTGCGAGGAAGCCGCTTACGATCTGCCCGAGCATGAAGATGTGAAGAAAGCGGAACTCAACCACCGCTACTTCAAGGCACTGAAGCTGGCTGGTGCCTTTGCCTTTGTCGACGAGTCCAACGAGATCGAGATGGATCATCTGAAGTCCGCGATCCTGCTCGTCGAAGAGTGCGGCAAGGCATTCGAACAGATCCTCAATCGTGAGAAGAATTACGTGAAGCTGGCGAAGTACATCGCTACTTGCGGCAAGGAAGTCACGCATGCGGACCTGAACGAAGACCTTCCGTTCTACAAGGGCGGGCAGGCTTCGCGCAACGACATGATGAATCTGGCCATTGCCTATGGCTACAAGAATCACATCATCATCAAGAAGTCGTTTGCAGACGGCATCGAGCTCTACAAAGGTGAGACTTTGCAGGAGACAAACCTCGACGAGATGACGCTCTCCTACGGGGAACACTGGGCCTACAACTACCTGTCGGAGACGGTACCGTTCGACCAGCTCCACGTGCTCACCAACGGCGCACAGGATGACGGCTCACCGCTGCACTGGTGCAACCACCATCTGAAGGGCGGTCACCGCTCGGAAGAGAACGTGGTGGCAGGCTTCAACCTGCTGACACTGGACATTGATGAGGGCGTCACGCTCGATGCGGTGCACGAGCTGATGGAGGAATACAAGTTCATGACGTACACCACCAAGCGCCATCAGACGGATGGCCATGGGGACCGTTTCCGTCTGATCCTGCCGATCAACTATCGGCTGGAGCTGAACAGCGACGAGTACAAGGAGTTCATGAACAACGTCATGGCGTGGCTCCCGTTCAAGACCGACGAAGCAGCGAACCAGAGAAGCAAGAAGTGGGAGAGCTTTGCAGCTGGCCAGTACCACTACAACCTCGAAGGGAAGCTGCTCGATGCGCTGCCGTTCATCCCGAAGACCAAGAAGAACGACGAGTATCAAGCCGGGATGAAGGAAATCGAGTCGATGGATAACCTCGAACGCTGGTTCGCAGGACGCATCGCCTCGGGCAACCGCAACAACAACCTGCTGAAGTACGCCATGGCACTGGTGGATTCGGGCATGGATCTCTACCAGGTCACCCAAGCTGTGATCGCCTTCAACGGCAAGCTCAGCAATGGCCTGACCGAAGAAGAGATCCGCAGCACGATCCTCATCTCGGTGAGCAAGCGCTACAGCACCAAATAAGGACAAACATGAAAGATCTGAATTTCGGCCAGGCACTCGACCAGTTGAAGCAGGGACAGGCAGTTGCCCGCAAGGGATGGAACGGCAAAGGCATGTTCGTTTACCTGGTTCCGAAGAACGCGTATCCGGCCCAGACGGGCATCGCCAAGGCCTACTTCGGTGAAGGCAACCTCGTGCCCTACAACGCTTACTTCGCACTAAAGGGCGTAGGCGGTGCGGTAAGCACCTGGGTGCCGAGTGTGACGGACTGCCTCGCAGAGGACTGGGAACTGGTCCAGGTCAGTCACTAAGTAATCACCGCTCATTCCTTTCCTTGGCTCAAGGAAGGGATGAGCAGACAGGAGAAACCATGAGCGACGTGGCAGCAGACCAAGAGGTCGAGAGGGCTGGAGAAGTCAATGACCAGTTGATTCTGGTCGCAGGCTACTCCGGGGAAGGCAAGAGCGCATCGCTGCGCAACATCCGGAACCAGGAGAACTGGGTCTATCTGAACTGCGAAGCAGGCAAGCGTCTGCCCTTTCGCAACAGGTTCAACAACGTGCGGATCGCCAATCCGTACGAGGTGTGGGACTACTTCGATGACTGCATTGCGAACAAGGATCAGGTAGACGGCGTGATCATCGATTCGATCACGTTCCTGCTCGACATGTTCGAGACGCAGTTCATCAACGGCTCGGCCAATGGTCAGAAGGCCTGGGGGGATTTCAACCAGTTCTTCAAGACCATCATGCAGCAGAAGGTCACCACCTTCGGCAAGCCCGTGGTCATCATCGCCCACTTGCTGGACGTGTACGACGAGGCGAGCCAGTCGATGAAGGTGAGCGTGCCTGTGAAGGGTTCGCTCAAGAACAACGGCATCGAGGCGTATTTCTCGACGGTCGTCGCTGCCAAGAAGGTTCCGATCAAGGAGCTGGAGAAGTACGGCAGCAAACTCCTCGACATCACCGAGGAGGAGAAGGAACTGGGATACAAGCACGTGTTCCAGACGCGCATCACCAAGCAATCCACCGGCATGCGAATCCGTGCACCGATGGGCATGTTCGACAAGGCAGAGACGTACATCGACAACGACTGCCAGAAGTTGCTGGACCACCTGAACGAGTTCTACGATATCTGATCGGTCAGCACCCGTTTATCACACAACCATTTTTGCAAACGAAAGAAAAAACACTATGAGCACTCTGTTCGGAAATCTCAGCACTGAAGGCCTCGAAGAATCCACCGACCGTCTGGGTGGTGGCTTCGGTCCGCGTGACAGCGACATCTACGACTTCGAGATCAAGGCCATGTACGCCGGTCAGTCGGACTCGGGCGCACGCTCGGTCACCTTCATCGGCACGGAAGGCGGCAAGGAATATCGTGAGACGTTCTGGATCACGAACGGCAAGGGCGAGAACTTCTTCATGGCCAAGGACAAGGACGGCAAGCCCACGGGCAAGAAGGCGCCCCTGCCCGGCTTCACCATCGTCGACGACATCTGCCAGATCGCCACCGGCAAGCCGCTCTCGGAGCAGGATACCGAGGACAAGGTCGTGCAGGTGTGGGACCAGGGCAAGCAGGTCAACAAGTCGGTGCCGATGCTGATCGACTGTCTCGGCCAGCACGTGGCACTCGGCGTCACCCGCCGCAAGGTCAACAAGAACGCCAAGAACGATGCAGGCGTGTACGTGCCGACCGCCGAAGAGCGCGAAGAGAACGCCACCGACAAGGTGTTCCACCCGGAGCTCAAGCTCACCATCGTCGAAGCCAAGGCCGGTGCCGACAACGCAACCTTCTGGGATGCGTGGCTGGAACTGAACAAGGGCAAGACGCAGGACCGTCGCAAGATCAAGGACGGCCAGGGCGAGACCGGCCAGGCAGGTGCACCGAAGGCCAGCCGTGCGTCGAACGCTGCAGCAC